TTCCTCAGCCACGAAGCCGGCATGTTTCGACGCCATGTGGCGCTGCAGGTTGACGAAGGTCCGGTTGCAGCAGGGACAGACGCCGTTCGCGACCCGGTTCTTCATCCTGGTGGTGACGCCGCGCTGCGCGGCGAGCCGCCGCTCCAGGGCGCGCTGGTCCTCGCGGGCTTCGATGCGCCAGCGCCGCTCCCGCTCGGCTTCGGCCTTTGCGTTCTGGGCTTCTCGCTCCTTCGCAGCGAGCTGGTCGCGGAGCTCGTCGGCGGTGCTACGCGTGTAGGACATGCTGTGCCCGTTGGGGCAGTAGAAGGAGCGCTTGTCCTGCCGCCGCGCCGCGGTGAAGCCTTTCGGGACTCCGAAGCGGACAAAGCAGCTGATGCACTCCTGCTCTTCGAAGTTGGTCACGGCCGTTTCACCTGCAGCGTTGTCGCCTTGAGGCCCTGGAACCCGAACCGCGCCGACCGCTGCCTCCAGGCCGCAATCTCCTCAGGCGTGAAGCCCCAGCGGGCGCAGGCCTCGGGTTCGGAGAGCTCGCCGCGCCGGATCCGACGCAGCAGCTCGTCCTTGCGCGCCGCGGTCCAGCGCGTGACCTCGGGAGCCTCGCCTGGCAGGCGGGTATCGGCGCTGTGATAGTCCATGCCTGGGGGCTCAGATCTCGATGCGGACGTGACGGATCGTGCCGGCGGTGATCGCCATGACCACGGCCTTGGCCTGCTGCAGTGTCAGCCCAGCCCGCTGCTGCAGGTCAGCCAGGGTCTCGGCAGTCGCGACGCCGCGGTCCTGGACCGGCTCCGGAGCATCCGAACCCGTGGGGACCGCGAGGGGAGCCTGGACCGTCGTCTCGGCCTGGCCGCGGCTGGCCCGCAGTTCCGCCAGCTCACGCTGGTCCGCTTCCTGGCGCACCAGCGCGGCATGCGCCTCCGTCAGCGCCTGGATGGCCTGACCCTGCAGGTGCATCGCCTCGGGGTACTGGTCTCGGAAGGTCTCTTGCGAGATGACCGTGGCCTTCACCGCGGCGAGACGGGTCGCCACGGCCTCGGCGGTGTCGGAGAACTTGGGCGCCACATCGCGGAACGTCGCCATGATGCCGTCCACGGCATCCTGTCGGGCCTTTTCCGTGGCCTCCCATTCCGTCAGCGGCTTCCGGACCTCGTCGCGCAGGGCGTCGAGCCGGGCGCTGATCCGCTTCCCGGCCTTGTTGACCTCCTCGGTCTGCTTCCGCCAGTCCTCGGTGATCCGGAGCCGGATCTTGTCGATCGCGGTCTTGGTCTTCGAGACCTTGTAGGCCATCGAGGCGATGGCCTCGCGGCCCTCCTTGCTGGAGATGTCGGCGACCAGCGTCTTCGTCGCCGCTTCGACCTGGCCGTAGAAGGCCTCGAACTTCTTTTCGTCCTTGAGAACATCGGCTGCGGTCTGTTCCGTGACCTCGATCAGCGCTGGCACCTGGTCTTCGGCGGCTTCCGGGGTTTTGACGTGGGCGTTCATGCCAAGCTCCTGAGGTTCGAGGTGAGGTAGAAGCCGAGGCCCTCGGCCGTGGCCGTGGCGCGCCGGCTGGCGCTGTCGATGCTGACGAGCCCGTCGATGGCGAGGCCGATGACATCGCCCATGGCGAGGTCGGAGACCTGCAGGCCGCGTGGCCCGGCATCGACGATGCGGTCGAGCAGCTCGTACTGGTGGCGGGTCAGGACCGTCATGCCGACACGACCCTGAGCTGAGGCGCCGGCCGGCGCTTCGGACGGACCGCGACGCGGCTGCGCTTCACCGTGGTCTCCTCAGCCTCGATCCGGAGATGGAGACCGGGGACCTTCTTGGACCGGTTGCGGACGAAGGCGCGGGCGATCTCGACATCAGGCGTCCGCATCAGGACCGTGCCGACCGGGGTCAGGACCTCGTATTCGGTGCGCGTCATGGCAGCCGCTCCGGCGCCAGGAGCCACATCACCTCGACGATGAGCAGGACGAAGCCGGCGGCGGCTGCAAGCCGCATCGCCTGCACCAGGCGCCAGTCGAACCGGGTCATGCGGCAAGCTCCTGCTTCCGGTAGCCCAGCGTTGCCGCGGCCTTCACCGCGAGCTCGGCGTAGCCGACCCAGGCGCGCCAGGCCGGATGAGGCGGGTTGCCGATCTGCCGGTCCGGGCTGTCACCGAACCCGATGCAGAGCTGGCGCGCCCAGGCCTCGACCTCAGGCGAGACCGGCTCCTGCACCGGCCTGGCGAAGGGGCTCTCGATCCCGTCCCGGACAAGGTCCTGGCTGCGCCTGATCCTGTCGATGCGGTTCGGCATCGCTCAGGTCTCCACGGCTTCGGCGAGGCTCTCGCCGAAGGTCCAGTCCCGGGCGCGCGCGGCGTCGGTGAAGTCAGGCGGGACCCGTAGGAAGACCTCCTTGGCCGTCGAGGTGCAGACCACGAAGAGCAGCACCAGCGGCTCGTCGTCTGGCATGTCGGCGCGATAGAGCTTGCACAGGACCGGCGCGTCGCCGTTCTGGAGCTTCCAGATCGCGAGCCCAGAGGGCTGCATCTTCGCCGTGATGTCCACGGAGCTGATCGGCTTCGCTCCGATGTCGGCGAGCCACTTCCCGGCCGCCGCGGAGCCGCGGAGACCGGCATAGCGATCCAGCATGTGCCGCCGGATCTCGGCGTTCGTCTCGTCGCGCACCTGGTGCGCCGTCAGCGTCTCCGGAGCTTCCACGATCTGCCGGGTCACCGGCAGGCCGTTCAGGAAGTAGAGGCTGTAGCCGTCGCGATAACGGAGCGCCGGCCCGTCATCGCAGTGCAGCCGGTTCCGGGTGTCTCGCCGGATCGTGTCCGGGCGGTCGGTGAGGATGACGAAGTCGTCGAACGGGTACCAGAGGCCGATGCTGCGGCAGACCGTGAGATGGGCGTCGAGCTGCTGGTTGAGTTTCTCCGGCAGCACCATGCCGACGCGGCGGCCGCCGTCGTACCACTGCCAGAGGTAATCCCAGGCGCCGTAGAACCAGGTCCAGGTGAACCGCAGCCGCGATTCCCAGAGCTGGCCCCTGAGCTGGTCCCCGAGCTGGTCCCTGAGCTGGTCCCAGAGCTGGCCCCAGAGCTGGTCCCCGAGCTGGTCCCCGAGCTGGCCCCCGAGCTGGTCCCAGAGCTGGTCCCCGAGCTGGTCCCTGAGCTGGTCCCAGAGCTGGTCCCAGAGCTGGTCCCCGAGCTGGTCCCTGAGCTGGTCCCTGAGCTGGCCCCTGAGCTGGTCCCAGAGCTGGCCCCTGAGCTGGTCCCAGAGCTGGTCCCAGAGCTGGTCCCCGAGCTGGCCCCAGAGCTGGTCCCCGAGCTGGTCCCTGAGCTGGCCCCAGAGCTGGTCCCCGAGCTGGTCCCTGAGCTGGTCCCAGAGCTGGTCCCCGAGCTGGTCCCAGAGCTGGTCCCTGAGCTGGCCCCCGGTGTGGCTCTTTGATTTTTGGCCGCCGGGCCCGGCGGCGGCCGGCCAGGTAGCGCAGTAGAGGTTAATGTAAAGTTCGGCCGCGAGCGGGGAGCTGAGCTTTACGAAGTACGGCCGCTTCTTCCCGATGCTCTCGTAGAGCGTCGTGATCGCAGCTTCGGCGGCCCCGAAGTCCGCCGGGTCGGTGCTGAGACCGATCCGCAGCCACTCGTCACGGGCTTCTTCGATGGTGCGGCGCCGTTCCGGCGTCAGCGCGAGCTTGGTCACAGCTTCAGGCTCCAGGAAGGGAAGGGAGGGGGCGCGGCCCGGAAGCCGCGCCTGGCGCGATCAATCGACGACGCGGACCACTTCGGCCGGCGTGTATTCCCGCTGCAGCGCGATCTTGTAGATCCCCGGCGGGAGCTGGATCGGCTCGTGTTCCGCCATGGCGCCGCTCTGGTATTCGTGGCTCAGCGTCGCCGGGCCGGAACCGCCGACCTCGATGTAGTCGACGCCGCCGCTGACGCCGGTCGGATCCGGCTCCGTTGTGGCGAGGCGGAAGGAGCAGACGAAGGGATCGCGGATGGCGTGGCCATGGCCGGACTTCTCGCCGTGCGCCAGGACGATCCGGCCCAGCCGGTCCCGTTCCGTCGGGATCAGGCCTTCCGGGAGCTTGTCGATCCGGACCAGCATGACGTCGCCTTGCCGGGCGGACTTCTCGATGACGTTCATTTCAGTTCCTCGGTTCTGCAGCGGCGAACGGACGTGGCGGGGTTAGCCGCGCCGCAGCGGCGTGCCCCTCGATTTCGGCGACTGCCGTGAGCGCCTGGTACCGGGCCAAGCCGAGGCCGACCGGCATCGGCGAGATGCCGTTGGTCTCCTCGACCATCGCCTTCAGGGCGCGCATGACCTTCGCCAGGTCCATGGTCAGGACGCGGCCTCTTGAGCCTCGATCTCGGCCTGGACCTTCGCGATGTGGGCCTCGAGGGCGGCGATCTCGCTGTCCCGGCTGTCGTCGGCGCGTTCCCGCTTCAGCTTCTCGCAGGCGTTCGTCGCGTACTTCAGGGGCATGGAGGCGATCTCCACCGGCCCCTTGGACGAGTTGTAGTGGGTGACCTGCTCCATCACGCCGCCTTTCCGTAGATCGTTTCCGCAAGTTCCGGGTCACGCGCCCAGAGGATGTCCCAGAGCCGCTTCCGGGCTCGGTCGAGCAGCCGCGGATGCGTGAGGTCCCAGCCGGCTCCCTCGGCGTCGGCGACGATGTCGATGAGGCGATTGAGGTCGCGCATCACGCCGCCTCCGGGCCGAAGGTCTGCATCGCGGCCACGGCATCGCCGAGGCTGGCATGACGGCTCACCGTCTCGGTGAAGGTGTCCTTGTCACCGTTGCGATCGATGCAGTGGCTGACCACCACCAGCGCGTAACCGTCACCGGCGCGCTCGATGTGTAGGTCGGCGGCATACTCGCCGAGGTGGCGTGCCGGCTTGAGCTTCCGGATCGGAAGCGGCGGCCGCGTCGCCACGATCTCGCAGGCGGTGTTGAAGAAGCTGCCGTCCGGCATCTGGTCTCTCCGCGTCGTTGGAGAGACAATGACAAAATGTGCTAAGGCAGGCAAGCACAAAATGTGCTGACCTACGACAAGGCGTCGTGAATCAGCCGGTCCGAGACCCTATCTCGGCTTCAGGTTCTTGACCTTAGCGGCCCACAAGACCTCTCGGTCGAAGAGGGGTTCTTCGTCGGCGTTGGAGATCAGGTGGAAGCGATCCGGTGCGCCAGCGGGTCGCAGGATCTTCACCAGGACCTGGTCGCCGGTTCCGACGACGCAGAGCTGGTTGTGGAGGTCTGGAGTGACCGGCGAGCGGACATCGTCATAGAAGACGAGCCATCGATCGAAAGCCTTGCCTAAGCTGGCGCCGCGGATTTCTGCGGCTACGGTGTTCACGGTACTTCCCTCGGGTGCGTCGACTTCTTCGGCGGGGTCGTCCGCCGAGGCAAAGTGCGCTTCTGCGCCTGCTCCGACGTACCCGACGAGTCGTACCTTCGGACGCGTCAGTTCCGGTCGTAGCTCGTCGAGCTCCAATGTCGCAGCCGGGATGCAGAGCGCATCCGCGATCCGCATCACATCTTCTCTGGTTGGTTCGGTGCGGCCGCGCTCCCAGGAGCTGACGGTCGTCTGTTCCTTGCCGACGGCCTTGGCGATGCGCCCCTGTGACCAGCCTGCAGCCTCGCGCGCCTTCTTGATCCGTGTCCCGATCGACATGCGACGAAGCTGCCAATCGACGTCCTGCCGGGCTAACGACAAATTGTGCTTGCCGTTAGCACATAATGTCGTATCTTCGCCTTCATGCGGACGCACCAGAAGATCGTTCAGGACCACGGGGCTGCGAAGCTCGCGCGGGATCTCGCCGCCGCCGGCATCGAGGTCCACCAGTCGACACCGCAGCGCTGGGCCGACCGCAACAGCATCCCTGGAGAATACTGGCAGGCGCTCGTCGATCTCGATGTCGCGTCGCTCGACGAGCTGGCCAGGGGCGCCGATCCGCGGAGCCAGGAAGCCGCGGCATGATCTACGCGCCCGGACATCTCCGGCACTGGAAGCAGCCGCGACGCAGCCATGCGACGGCGTATGCTCCGTCCTGGTCCGGGAAGGGCGCTGTCACCGGCGTGGCGCCGCCCTCGAGTATCTCGATAGCCCGGCGCACCCGTTTCCGGCACCGCCGCGTCGCCTTCTCGCTGTCCTTCAATCCGAGGATGAGCGACGCCATCGCGATCCGCATGATGCGTTCGTCGCGCGGCGGGAAATTGGAACCGGGTACGCGTGGCACGCGAAATCATCGCCGTGACAGCTATGAAGGCCAACTGAAAATTCATCCTGAAGGCGAGATTTCCCTTACCCATTACGTGACGCCGCCGACTTCAACGCACGCCCTCCGGCTCTTTCCCCTGGAGGCGCGCCAGAGCCCGGCCGGGGTTCCAGTCCCCTGGCCGGGCTCGATGCCTGGTTCGGTCCGGTCCAGCCCTGCCAAGCCGGTCCCGGTAGATTTCTCTGCTGCCTGCGGCCTGCCAGCCGCTGTCCGTCCTGATCGGGTCCGCCTGGTCCTCCGTCCCTCGCGCCGCAGCGCCCCTCGTCGAGGTCAGAAATGACAGCGATCGGGGTCCACAGCATGGCTGGAAATCGCCAAACGCTTCCGCGGCATCGGCTCGGGGCGTTCTTGAGATCGGTCTATGGCCACAGCGCCTATGGTCGTCACCAGCAGCTTGCCCGCGACATCGGGGTCTCCGACCGCACGGCGCGCAACCTGTTCGAAGATCACTGGCCGAACGACGAGACGATGGCCGCCATCGTCCGGCGCTTCGGGAACAACGTGTGGCGAGCCGTGCTTGCGCCCGAGATCGCGCCGGTGCTGGCTGAACTGACCGAGAGGGAGGCGCGGCTTGCGAGGGAGCTCGAAGCGACCCGCAGCCATCTGGATGCGATTGAGGGCCTTGTGGAAGGCCGTTCGTATCGCCTGGCTGGAGTTGCAGAAGAAGAGGAACAGCTGAGGCTGTTTGAGGGGCCGCCACAATGACGGTCCACCAATCCATTCCAGGGGCCACGTCGGGGCCGGTGTGCACGGAGGGCGGCGTCCTGGCGCCGTCCTCCATCACGCAGCTCGTCGTTCCGGCGCCGCCCTCGGTGAACGCGATGTTCCGGAACGTGCCCGGCAAGGGGCGGGTCCGGACCAAGCTCTATGACGACTGGCGCGGCCATGCCGGCTGGCGGCTGAAGCTGCAGAATCCGGAGCCTGTCAGAGGCGACGTCGTGATCCTGGTCGGTGTCGAGCGCGCCAACGGCGCCGCAGATGTCGACAACCGGATCAAGGCCCTGTTCGACCTGCTGGTCGAGCACGGCGTCATCGAGGACGACTCCAAGGTTGTCGGCTTCGCCGCCGCCTGGTCGCCACAACGCGACAGCCTGGCCCGCATCGCCGTGATGCCGGCGGCCCCGTTGTTCATCCAATTCCAGCTCGCCTCTGAAGGCTCCGCGGGCGGCTGGTTCATGCAGGAGCCACCACAATCAGAGGACAGATCGTAATGGCGATCGACATGTCGTCGCTGCGCAAGGTGCGTGGCGACAAGCCTCCGCGGCTACTGATCTACGGCCCGGAGAAGATGGGGAAGACGAGCCTCGCGGCCGAGTTTCCCAACCCGGTGTTTCTCCAGACCGAGGACGGCGCCCCCGCAGACTTGGAGCTGGACAGCTTCGGCCACCTCGACAGCTTCACGTCCGTGCTGGACGCGATGACAGTTCTGGCGACGCAGGAGCACGGCTTCGAGACCATGGTGCTGGACAGCGTCTCCGAGCTGGAGCGGCTGGTCTTCACCGAGGTCTGCACCCGGAACAAGTGGCAGACCATCGAGCAGCCCGGCTACGGCAAGGGCTACGCCGAGGCGGACTATGTCTGGAAGGAGTTCATCGACGGCTTCAACTTCCTCCGGACCGAGCGGAACATGACGATCGTCCTGATCGGCCATGCCGTGATCTCGCGGTTCGACGATCCGGAGACGCAGTCCTACAGCCGCTACGAGCTCGATCTCCACAAGCGGGCTGTTGCCGCGCTGTCCCGCGAGGTCGACGCCATCCTCCTGGTCAAGAAGGACGTGACGATCAAGACCGAGGGGACCGCGAGGAACCCCGGCCGGGCCCGCGGGGACGGCGGAGACACCCGCTGGATCTACACCGAGGGCCGTCCCGCCTTCGCCGCCGGCAACCGCTTCTCCATGCCCGAACGGATCCTGTTCGAGAAGGGCAAGGGGTTCGGATCGCTGGCCCAGTACCTCCCCATCAACCGGCCCGCGGCGCCCGTCGCTGCGGCCAAGAAGAAGGCGGCCTGACCATGGCCCAACTCGGAACTTTTGACCCCTCCCAGGTGCAGGACGAGGAGCGCGAGCTTCTCCCGGCCGGGACCTACACCGCCCAGATCATCGAATCTGACCTGGTCGCCACGAAGAACGGCGCCGGCCAGATGCTGAAGCTGACGTTCGAGATCGTCGACGGGCCCTGCGCGAAGCGCCGGGTCTGGGAGAACCTGAACATCCAGCACACGAATCAGCAGGCGCAGGAGATCGCGCAGCGGTCGCTGAAACGGATCTGCAGCGCCGTCGGCCACCAAGGCGTCCTGACCGATTCGGAGCATCTGCACTTCAAGCCGATGCGGATCCGGGTCGCGATCGAGGAGGACAAGTCCGGCCAGTACGGGCCGCAGAACCGGGTCAAGGGCTTCGAGCCCCTGAACGGCGCTGCGACACCGGCGCCGTCCAGCGGGTACACGCCGCCGCAACAGCAGGAGCAACCGCGCCAGGCTGCCGGCGGCGGCCGCCCCTGGGGCAACCGCTGACTTAGCTGCCCGGCGGGTCCTGTTTGGACGACCTGACCCGCCGGGCCTCCACCTCAACGCTCCTTGGAGCATCGTAGCGGAGCCGCGACGATGAACGCCTCGGCACGTCAAGTCGAGACCGATGGGACCTACCTGGCCGAGCGTTCGGTCTGCTGCCAGGTCCTGGAAAAGACCATGGAGGCCGTCGCCCACTTCAAGGCCGGCGACGCCTTCTCCGCGCACCTGTCGCTCCAGCTCGCGAAGGGTCACCTCGACGCGCTGCTGCAGGGGGAGCAGGTCTGATGGTCGCCCTGCCAGAAATCCAGTCCGAGACATCCGCCGCGATCGAACGCGCCTGGGCCGAGGCCCAGGTCCCGCACGACGATGCGACGCTCCGGGCCTCCAAGATCGGTGACCCCTGCGACCGCAGGCTCTGGTTCGGCTTCCGCTGGGCCCATGCGCCGGAGCGGCATAGCGGCCGGGCCCTGCGTATCTTCGAGACCGGCAACATCGAGGAGGACCGGCTCGTCGAGGACCTCCGTCGCATCGGCTGCCACGTCGATGCTACCGATCCGGAAACGGGGGAGCAGTACGAGGTCAGCTTCCTCGCCGGTCACTTCACCGGCCACACCGACGGCGAGGTCGAGGGCGTCCCGGAGGCTCCGAAGACCCGTCACCTCCTGGAGTGCAAGACCCACAACGACAAGTCGTTCAAGGAGCTGAAGCGGCTGAAGGTTCGCGAGGCGAAGCCGATGCACTTCGCCCAGATGCAGATCTACATGCATGGTCGCGCCCTGACCCGGGCGCTGTACGTCGCCGTCAACAAGAACGACGACGAGATCTACACCGAGCGGGTCGAGTACGATCCGGCCTTCGCCCTCGCTGTTCTAGCCCGTGCCGAACGGTTGATCCGGAGCGACAAGGCGCCGGCGCGCATCGTCGAGAGCCTCGCCGACAAGATGGCGTGGCAGTGCACGTTCTGCCCGGCCAAGGCGGTCTGCCACGACGGGGCCCTGCCACGCCGGACCTGCCGAACCTGCATCCATGCCACACCCGAGATGGACGGATCAGGCCGCTGGAGCTGCGTCCGCCACCTGATCCAGAGCCTGTCTCCGGACCAGCAGCGGCAGGGCTGTCCGAACCACCTCTACCTCCCGGACCTGGTGCCCGGCGAGCAGGTCGATGCCGATCCTGTTGCCGAGACCATCACCTACCGGTTCGCCGACGGCGGGACCTGGGTCGATGGTGGGAGGGCGGCGGCATGAAGCCCGGACCTCTCCCCGATCCCGGTTCGATCCGGAGCCGGGTCATCATGGCGCTGCGGGCCTCAGACGGTTCCGCGGCCGAGATCGCTAAGCGGGCCAAGGTTACGGCGCCGCAGGCGAAGCGGGCACTGCAAAGCATCGAGGGTCAGAGCCGCGCCCGGTGCGACCGGACCGTGAGGCCGCGTCAATGGTCCTGGATCATGGATGCCGGCGAGGAGCTCCGGGTCAACGAGGCCTATGCCGCCGGCCGGCGCGACTGGGTCCGCAGCATCGGTCTTCCGCCCCATGCCGGTCGGAGGATCGCGTCGTGATCGAGCTCCCCACCGCTGGCCTGCCGACGAGCAAGGCAGAGGCGCTTAGGACCGGTGCGCGCTTCTATTTCAAAGAGGCGCAGCTCTGCCCTGCCGGTCACCGATCACCCCGCTACACACGTGGTAGCCGGTGTGTGCTGTGCGCGCGGATCGATAGCGCGCGGCGGCTAGGTCACGAGTTTAAGAACGGTGTGCGCGGCCTGGTCAGCCTAGAGCGGGCGGCTGCGGCTCAGAGCGGAGCCACGACCTATGTCGGGAAGCCCTGCCGCCGCGGCCACACCGAGCGCTATACGGCTTCGGATAACTGCGTGGCCTGCAATCAGGCACAGCTCCGGCGTGACCGTGAACAGCGGAACTGGAGACGCCGCGAGCGCCTGTACGGTATCGGCCGAGAAGAGTTCGAAGCGCTGAAAGCGCGGCAGGACGGTCGGTGCGGCATTTGTCGCGAGCCGCTTCAAGCCACCTCAACCCACGTCGATCACTGCCACCGGAGCCGGCAGGTCCGGGGCCTTCTCTGCGGCCCCTGCTACCAAGCCATCGGCCTGTTCCGCGAGAACGCCGACATCATGCGGAGGGCCATCGCGTATGTCGCTGATTGACCTTCGGCCGTACCAGCGCGCGGCCATCGACGCAGTCTACGACTACTGGAGCAGGGGTGGTGGCAACCCGCTCGTTGACCTCGCGACGGGCCTAGGAAAGTCCGTGGTGATCGCCAGCATCGTGGAAAGGGTGCTGACCGATTACCCAGACATGCGCGTGCTTATGCTCGTGCATTCCAGGGAGCTGGTGGAACAGAATGCCTTGGCGCTGCTCCGGCTCTGGCCGCAGGCGCCGGTCGGCATCTACAGCGCCGGGTTAGGCCGCAGGGACGCCCATCACCGCATCACCTTCGCCTCGATCCAGTCCGTCTTCAGGCGCGCCCGCGAACTCGGCCCCCGTGACCTGGTCCTGATCGACGAGGCCCACCTGATCCCGGTCGAGGGCAACGGCATGTACCGGACCCTGCTCGACGGGCTGCGCGACCTCAGGGCGGACATGCGCGTCGCCGGCTTCACCGCCACGCCGTACCGCATGGGGACCGGGCGGCTCGACGAGGCTGCGGTGAAGCGGAAGGACGGCAAGGAGAGGGTGCTTCCGGCCCTCTTCGACGAGACCGTCTTCAGCTACGGCATCGGGCCCGGAATCGACGACGGCTGGCTCTCCCCCCTGGTCAGCAAGGCCGGCGCAACCGAGATCGACGTCAGCTCCGTCGCCAGGTCCGGCGGTGAGTTCGTCGCCGGCGCCCTGGAGGCCGCCGCGAACCGAGACGACGTCACCGCAGCTGCGGTCCAGGACATGATGGCACGAGGGCAGGACCGCAGGTCCTGGCTGGTGTTCTGCACCGGGGTGAAGCACGCCTTTGCGGTCCGTGACGTCCTGCGCCAGCAGGGCATCAGCGCCGAGGCGATCACCGGGGAGACGCCTGGTCCGGAGCGGGCTTCCATCATCGCCGCCTTCAAGGCCGGCCGGATCCGCGCCCTGACGAACGCGCAGGTCCTGACGACGGGCTTCGATGCGCCTGGGGTCGACTTGGTCGCGATGCTGCGGCCAACGCTCAGCACCGGGCTCTACGTCCAGATCGTCGGCCGCGGGACCCGCAAGGCCGAGGGCAAGGAGAACTGCCTCGTCCTAGATTTCGCCGGCAATGTCCGCCGCCACGGGCCCGTGGACACCGTCGAGGTCCGGGGCAGGCGCGGCGGCTCCGGAACGGCCGCAACAGTAGACCGGGTCATGGCCAAGGAGTGCCCGACCTGCAACAGCCTGAACGCGCTGAACGCCGGGATCTGCAAGGACTGCGGCCACGTCTGGCCCGTCATCGAGAAGCCCAAGCACGAGGCCAGGGCTGATGACGCCCCGATCCTGTCGCGCCAGGCCAAGGCGCTGATCGCTGTCGATGAGCAGCCTGTCGTCTCCTGGTCGGCGATCCGCCACGTCAAGGACGGCTCCCCGGACAGTGTCAAGGTCGTCTACCTCGCCGGGCTGATGACCTACCCGGAGTGGGTCACGTTCGAGCACACCGGCCCATCCAGGTACCGGGCGGAAAAGTGGTGGAAGACGCATGGCGGCGCCGAACCGGTCCCGGCCACGGTCTCTGAAGCGCTGCTTCGCTGGGACGAGCTCCACCAGCCCGTGGCGATCCAGACCCGCAAGAACGGGAAGTGGTTCGACATTGTCGGTCGCAGCTTCCGACCCAGGGAGCAGGCGGCATGAACCCGAACCCTGTCCTTCCAGAGGCGGCTGCCGCCGGGACGAAGCGCTGGTCCGATGAGGCCGTCGAGAAGCTCAAGGCCCTGCATCGAGAGGGGATCAGCTACAGCGCGATCGCGAAGGAGCTCGGGCACGGCATCACCCGCAATGCCGTCTGTTCCAAGGTGGACAGGCTCGGCCTGCCGCCGCGGGGCGCGACGGGCAACCACAACGTCCATCGTCCCAAACGCCCCGTCGGCATGTCCAGTGGTTCGCGTCCGGCCAAACAGCCGCAGGCGAAACTCCCGGAGCCGGACTTCGGTTCCAAGGTCCCGGTGCTGAAGTTCGGCGCCGCGTTCGCACCGCTGCCAGGCTCGGAGCCTCGTCACTGGGAACAGCGTGGACCCGGCCAGTGCAAGTGGCCGATCGATCTGCCCGACGGCTCCATCGGCTCCTGCTGCCTCCAAGCCCGGCCCGACGGCCACTGCAGCCGTCACGCCGAGATCTCGGTGGGAGGGCTGTGATGGGCATCGGCAACTGGTCGGCGTCGCCCACGGGGCGCGAGCCCGATCCCGACAGCATCATGGCCCGCGCCGCCACCGAGGGCGAATGGCTGGTCCCGGTCGAGATGGTCCTCGCCCTGACCCCGTCGGTGATGAAGGCGGTCATCCTGGAGCGGCGCGCCCATGGCGACAGACCCCGCCGCACCGCCCGCGTCATCGCCCGAGGCGACCGCTACTACGCCACGGTCTTCTACGAGCCCGGGCGCAGCGACCTCTTCATGGTTCTGGACTGCTGGTCCTGGGAGGAATGGTCATGAGCCGTCCGGAAAAGAAGGACGGCTATCAGGCCTTCCTCGAGGCGAAGGCGATCGCCGCGCCGGCGACGGGCTTCCACGTCGAGCAGGATGCGCTGCACCCGTGGCTGAAGCCGCACTGCCGCGCCATCGTGCAGTGGGGGCTCGCCGGCGGCGCGCGGGCCTACTTCACCGCCTACGGCCTGCACAAGACGTCGATGCAGTTGGAGACGCTGCGCCAGATCGTGAAGCGGGAAGGGGGACCGGCGCTGCAGGTCGCTCCGCTGGGCGTCCGCCAGGAGTTCTTCAACGACGCCGAGCAGCTCGGCATGGAGCTGCCCTTCATCCGGTCCGAGGCCGAGATCCGCGACCACGCGGTGAACCTCGTCAATTACGAGACGATCCGCGACGGCAAGATCGACCCCAAGCTCTTCACCGCCGCCAGCCTGGACGAGGCGGACGTGCTGCGGAGCTACGGCTCCAAGACGTTCCAGGAGTTCCTGCCCGCCTTCGAGCCGGTCAGGTTCAAGTTCGTCGCGACGGCCACGCCCTCGCCTAACCGGTACAAGGAGCTGATCCACTACGCCGGCTTCCTCGGCGTGATGGACACTGGCCAGGCGCTGACGCGGTTCTTCCAGCGCAACTCCGAGAAGGCCAATGACCTCACCCTCTACCCGCACAAGGAGGAGGAGTTCTGGCTCTGGGTCTCGACCTGGGCCGTCTTCTTGCAGCGGCCGTCCGACCTCGGCTTCAGCGACGAGGGCTATGAGCTGCCGGAGATGGAGGTGCGCTGGCACGAGGTGCAGGCCGACCTCGCGGACGCCGGCGCCGACAGCCGGGGGCAGATGAAGCTGATCCGCGACGCGGCCGTCGGCGTGCAGGACGCGGCGCGGGAGAAGCGCGACACGCTCCCGGCCCGGATCGCCAAGTTGAAGGAGCTGCGCGAGGCCGAGCCGGAAAACCACTTCATCCTCTGGCACGACCTAGAGGACGAGCGCCGGGCCATCGAACAGGCGCTCCCGCAGGCGAAGTCGGTCTACGGGACGCAGGACCTGGACGAGCGCGAGGAGGTGGTGCGCGGGTTCAAGGAGGGGACCGTCACCGACCTCTCCGCCAAGCCCGTCATGCTCGGCGCCGGCGGGAACCTGCAGGCGCATTGCCACCGCGCCATCTTCGCCGGCATCGGCCACAAGTTCCGCGACATCGCACAGGCCTGGCACCGCATCCAGCGCTTCGGCCAGACCGAGAAGGTCGTGATCGACATGATCTACGCCGAGACGGAGCGCGAGCTGCGCCGCTCCTTCGAGGCGAAGTGGGCCCGCGACATCGAGCTCCGCGACCGGATGAGCGAGATCATCCGCAAGTACGGCCTGAACCGGATCAGCCCGACCGAGGCGATGCGGCGCAGCATCGGCGTCGAGCGCAGGGTCGAGAGCGGGGAGCGGTGGACCGCGGCGCTAAACGACTGCGTGGACGAGGCCCGGCGCCTCCCCAGCGACCACATGGGCCTGATCCTGACCTCGGTGCCGTTCGGGACGCAGTACGAGTACTGCGAGAGCTACAACGACTTCGGCCACAACGACGACAACGCCGCCTTCTTCCGGCAGATGGACTTCCTGACGCCGGAGCTGCTCAGGATCCTGCGGCCCGGCCGGGTGCTGGCGGTCCACGTCAAGGACCGCATCCTGTTCGGCAACGTGACGGGCCTCGGCTTCCCCACCGTCGAGCCGTTCCACGCCAACTGCATCGCCCACTACCGCAAGCATGGCTTCCACCTGATGGCGGTGCGCCCCGTCGAGACCGACGTGGTGCGGGAGAACAACCAGACCTACCGGCTCGGCTACTCCGAGATGCGGAAGGACGCCACGAAGATGGGCTCCGGCTCGCCGGAGTACGTCCTCTTCTTCCGCAAGGCCCAGTCCGACCTGGCGCGGGGCTACGCCGACGACCCGGTGACGAAGCGCCTCGACGAGTACAGCCTCGCCCGCTGGCAGATCGACGCCGCCGCCTACTGGCGATCGTCCGGCGACCGCTACCTGACCGCTGACGAACTCGCCGCGCTGCCGCCGAAGCAGCTGCAGCGCGCCTTCCGGGAACAGTCCGGCCGGGTGGTCTACGATCACGAGGAGCACGTCAGACTCGCCGAAGCCCTGCAGGCCCGCGGCGCCCTGCCCAAGACCTTCGCCGCGCTTTCGCTCGAAAGTCCGACCGGCGTCGTCTGGACCGACATCCTGCGCATGGCGACGCTGAACGCCGACCAGTCCCTCGGCGGTCGGGAGAAGCACGTCTGCCCCCTGCAGATCGACATCGTCGACCGGGTCATCCGGTTCTGCACCGCGCGCGATGACCTGGTCTACGATCCCTTCGCCGGGCTCGGCACGGTACCGGTGCGCGCCGTGATGATGGGGCGCCGCGGCTACGGTTCCGAGCTGAACGACAAGTACTTCAGGGACAGCCTCCGCTACCTCATGGCGGCGGAGTTCGAGGTCCGCCAGCCCACGCTGTTCGACGCGCTCGACGCCGGCCGCAACGCTGCGGAGGCGGCATGAAGGAACGGCTCTTCAGCACCGAGGCTGACCTCGTCGCTGCGTTCTGCAGCTGCATCGCGCCGGAGCGGTTCCGATTCCCGGACCGGGCTCCGAAGTGGGTCGCCTACCACGAGACCGCAGGCTGGGACCTGCTGCTGGCGCATCCTGACGGTCAACAGATCGGGATCGAAGCCAAGCTGACCCTGAACCCGAAGGTGCTGAGCCAGGCCCTTCCTGGACGTTGGGCTGACGAGGCCGGACCCGATTTCAGGGCCGTGCTGGTGCCAGAAGATGGCCTGCAGCTCTACGTCTCAGAGCTGGCGCGCCACCTCGGGATCGTCGTCATCGCCGTCCGGGGCAGGCCACGCGCCTACCACAGCGCTCCTGTTGGATCAGCCTTCGACTTCTCGCCGGACCTGCCGGATCAGTGGAACGCACGGGACTGGCCGAACTGGTGCCCGGCGCAGCGCTGCAAGCTCCCGGACTACGTGCCTGATGTCCTCGGCGGCAAGGCCGCCCCGGTGCAGCTCTCGGAATGGAAGATCAAGGCGATCAAGCTCCTGATCATCCTGGAGCGGACCGGGTCTGTGACCAGGGCCGACATGAAGGTTCTCGGTCTCAGTCCGACGCGGTGGACCGACCACTGGAGCGGCTTCCTCAGTCCCGGTCCCGATGGCGGCTACATCCGGAACGGCCGAACACCTGATCTGCTGACCCAGCATCCGGAGAACTGGCGGCAGATCGAAGCCGACATCGCTCGCTGGGGCGGCCAGCTCAGAGGCGGCCAGCTCTTGAACGGAGCGGCGGCATGAACACCGGACCCCGCCTCCACCTCAGGTCCATCCACTACCTGCCGTCCTGGCAGGGCGGTGATCGGGAGCTGCCGCGCTGCCGGGTCTCCAGGCTCGGTTTCATCATGCCCGACCAGCCCACAACAGCCCTGATGACGGACCAGACGACCTTCGTCGGCTGTCCGGCCTGCAGACGCCTGATCAACGCGGGGAGGGCGCAGGCGTGACCGAGGCCGACCGCAATCTCCTCGCCATGGTCGACGCCAAGATGTCGGTCCAGTCGATCGCCTCGATCCTGGGCGTCGGCGCCCCTGGTCTGCAACGCCGGATCGACAGGCTCATTGCCGCTCGTGCCGCTCCGGCCCCCGGGGCGGTCATCATCGACTTCCCGGCGCCGGAGGCCGGGACCGAGTTTGCCGTCTCCGTCACGGACCCTGAGGAGCCGCGGTCGGCGAGCTCCGGCGCCTGGTCTCAGGTCTGGGACCGCGTCGACCCGCCGGCCGGCGCCAGGGAACCCTACAACCCGGTGACGCCGCGCAAGCTCAGGTACTGCCGCTGGTTCCTTGATGCCGGCTGGACCGTCCGGTCCGTAGCCGCGCTCTTCGACGTCACCGCTACCGATCTCAGGGAGGCGCTGGGATGACCGCCGCCTCCAGCACCGCTCGGGCTGCCACCCGGCCGGCGCCTACTGCCCCTGTCCTGCCTGTCCGGAGACCGCCATGGCCAAGAACGACAAGAACCCTGATCCGGTCTTCGTCATCGACACCGCTGCTGTCCTGAAGGCCGGCGACGTCGCCGGTCAGTACCTCGACGAGATCGGGAAGACCGATCTGGCGACGCTCAGCGCGCAGGAGTGGCAGGACTTCCTGTTCAAGGTCGTCGGCTACAGCTTCATCTACGCGGCGAAACCGCCTCAGAACAGCACAGCGCCGTTCTAGGTCCGGCCGTGGGGGAGTTACAGTCACCATACGCCAGGGGTGCGCCTGAGCTGATCGGGATGGGCTACCACGCCATCCCGGCGATGCCGCGCGACAAGATGCCGGGCGAGTTCAGGTCCGGCCGCTGGTTCGCGATGTCGCAGTGGCAGCGCTTCAGGGACGCGGTTCCGACCAAGTTCCAGCTCCAGCTCTGGACCCGGAACTTCCCCGACGCCAACGTCTCCGTCGTCTTGGGAACCAAGGTCGGCGAATACAGGGTCATCGCGTTAGATCTCGATGCCGAGGATCCTGACCAGCTGGAGGAGCTGCAGCGCCAGATCCCCCCGTCGCCCATGGTGAAGAAGGGGCGAAAGGGCGAGACCAGGTTCTATCTGGCCCCGGCCGAGATCAAGTCCAGGCCGTACGACGACCATACGAAACCGGCCGGGAAGGGGAGGCGCCTTGTCGATCTCCTGACCGGATCGGAGACGAGACAGACCGTCGTTCCGCCGAGCGTGCATCCCGAAACAGGCGCGGCCTACCGCTGGCTGCGCGGGCCCGTTCCAGCCGCGGAACTGCCGGTCTTCACAGCCGACCACCTCGAAAAGCTCGAGGATACCCTGCAGGCGCTGGGCTGGGATCCGGATCATCGTCCGGCACACCGCGCCTCGGAACCGGTCCGACCGGCGCGCGAGATCAGTGACGACGACGACTTCTGGTCCGAGGTTAAGGCCGAGGCGCTGAACCGTCTCCAGGACTGGGTTCCCCAGCTGGACCTCTACAACTGCAGGCCAGCCAGAGGCGGATTCGAAGCAGTTGCGGTCTGGCGGCCCAGCTCGTCGGGCCGGCCGTTGCAGAAGCGGAAGCGGAACCTCTCGATCCAGGCGAACGGGATCAAGGACTTCGGTACCGGCGACACCTACAGCGCGATCGACTTGGTCATGGCAGCCCGCGGCGTCCCGCAGGCCGAGGCGACACAGTGGCTCCGGGAGCAGCTCGGGCTCGTCGATGCAGCGCCTGTCTTCGTGCCGGAAGCGCGGTCGCAGCCGACCGTCGAGCCGGAACCGGCAGAACTGTCACTACCCAGTCACTCGCCAGTGACCGGCGAGCTCGACGATGTCCTGACCCGCGTGCCCGGGCTCCTCGGGCTGATCACGGACTGGATCGCGGACAGCTCGAGACGACCGCAGCGCGGTCTTGCCCTTGGCGCCGCGCTGAGCGTCATCGGAACAGCCGCCGGGCGGAAGTATGCCGGACCGACCCGGACCGGGACCCACCTCTACGTCCTCGGCTTGGCCAGGACCTCGGCGGGCAAGGATCATGCGCTGCAGCAGATCGCGAGGCTGCTGGCGGCGGCTGGGATGACGGCACACCTCGGACCCAGCCAGTTCATGTCGCTGTCGGCTGTGGTGAAGCGCCTGACCCGGCATCCGCTGACGCTCTGTCCCATGGACGAGTTCGGCTCCTTCCTGGCCAGGATCAACAACCGCAGGGCCAGCCCGCACGAGAAGGCGATCACTGGGGTCCTCCGAACCGCCTGGGGCTCCAGCTTCCAGACCATGACCCCGCCGGAATGGGCGTCGTCGCCTGGGGAGCCGATCCACGCCCCGGCGCTGAGCATCTATGGTGTCTCGACGCCGGAGGAGTTCTACGCCTCGCTGGAGGGTGGCGACGTCCACAACGGCTTCTTGAACCGGTTCCTGCTGATCTCGACGCAGCAGAGGCCGCGGGAGCGGGAACCGAAGGCGGATGCCTTCAACGTCCCCCTGGAGATCAAGTCCGGCCTCCAGGCCCTGTACGGATCAGGCTCTGCCCTGGCGATGGCGTCCAGCCACAACGGCATCGCCGATGAGCCGCTGACCACGGCCGACTGGGGCGATGGCGCCCGTGACGTCTACCGCGACTTCGGTCGCTACATCGAGGACCGGGAGCGCGACCTCGCCTTTCTCGCCAGGACCGTCGAGATGGCGCAGCGTCTGGCCACGATCCGTGCGATCGGCATCGACTACCGTTCGCCTGTCGTCACCGCCGAAGACATGGAGTGGGGCCGGGACGTCGCGCTCTGGTCGGCGGAACGGATGATGGCGGAAACCTCCGACTACATGGCGGACACCCAGAATCAGGCCGAGGCCCAGCGGGTGCTCCGCGCCCTGAAGGACCAGGGCCGGATCAAGCATGGCGATCTGGTCCGGGTGATGCAGCACCGGGTCAAGGCCAAGGACCTGAAGGAGCTGATCAGCTCGCTGGCCGACGCCGGCCAGATCCGCATCGAGAAAGTCCGGCCGGAGAGCGGCGGGACGGAAACGACCTGGTACAGCGCAGCATAAGAGGCCGAGATGACCACGCTCCGCGAGCAGCTATCCGAGGCCGAGGCGACGGCAGAGCACCTGCGCCGCCGGATCGCAGCCGAGGCCTGCGATGTCGCGGGGCACGACTGGCATTCCATAGGCGGTCGCAATGCTGGCTGTCAGGAGGATGGCTTCTGCAGCTGCTCGGTTCCCGTGCACGAGTGCGCGGTCTGCGGCGACTGCGACTATGGGGACAACGACGAGGCCGACCAGGTGCGCGGCTGCTGCCTGAGGAGGGAAGCATGACACCGGAGACCTTCGCAGCTGTCGTGCGTGCGCTGGGTCAGCAGGGCGAGGACGACATCGAGTGGTCGGAGAGCTGTGGCGCCCCGGAGAGCGCCGGAGACTTCGCCGAGGAAGCGATCTTCGTGATCTGCAACTCCGGCATGAAGAACACTGTTGCCCGGCTGATCTACGACCGCGTCATGGCCGCTCTAGCGGATGGGCGCAGCGCCTCGACGGCGTTCGGTCACAAGCTGAAGGCCAGGGCGATCGACACGATCTGGGCGAACCAGCTCGACCTCTACCTCGGCTATCTCGGCTGCGTGACCGAAGAGCAGAAGCTCATCTACCTCGACGATCTGCCGCACATCGGCGGGATCACGAAGTACCACCTCGCCAAGAACTTCGGCGTCGACGTCCCCAAGCCGGACGTCCATCTCCAGCGTCTCGCCGACCACTACGGCGAGACAGTCATGGCGCTGTGCCAGCGTCTCTCCGTGGCTTCAGGGCTGGCGATCAGGACAGTCGATGTCGTCCTCTGGAGGGCTTGCGCGACCGGCCTCATCGATTCCCGTACAGCCTCCTTCCACCCGCAGGAGGGGAAGCGGTGAGCGACGATCCATCCATGGTCGATAGCGACACGCTCATGCTTTCTGTGGGCCGCGACGTTGAGACCGCCTACCGCTTCCTGCTGGAAGCCCGCGCCTCGCTCGCCGAGTTACAGCGCCGCCGGGCCTCTGGGCCGCGACCCGTGCTCGACCTGAAGGCGTGGCGGCTGGCGCGTGGTCTGACCTCGGCCGACGCCGCCAAGGCTATCGGGATCGGCCGCACGTCATGGCTGAAGTATGAGGCTGATCCAAGCCTGACGCCGAAGTTCGTTTGGCTCGCCCTCGCGGGCCTCTCACAGGAGGGGAAGGCCGATGCGCGTTAAATGCCGCCATTGCCGGCGCGTTCCCGCCAAGCGGAAGACCGCCACGACCGCCTCTGACGGCTCGGTCTTGGTCTCCTGCGCCTGCGGGCTCTCCTGGGTTCGCCAGCCGAAGAAGGACTGGTTCGAGCATGCAACGCAGATCGTGAAGGACCCCCGGTGATGGCGCTGTCTGACGATTGCCGATCCGGGCGGACCACAGTGTAAGGTGCGAGGCATGAACACCTATTGGAAGCAGTCGCAGCAGCCGGCGGAACCCGAGATCGACGACATCTGGGTCGCCGAACATGGTGTCCGGATCTGGACCGGCGAGGCTTGGGTGCTGGCCGCCGACCCGCCGATACCGGAGAAGGAAGAGGACCTGGTGCGCGAAATTCGCCGGGCCCAGAGAGCGTTCAACGCCTTGGCGTCCGCTGCCCTGAAGCGTGATCTTATCGTTGTCGTCGGCGAGGGCGACCTCTCGCATCCGCTCGAGGTGCAGATCGGGAAGCCGCTATGACGCAGTCCCCGACCGAAGAGCAGATCCGCGAGGTCTGGGACCGGGAGCGGACGGCTATGATGCCGATGCTTCGCGAACACGGCTACTGCAGGTGGGTTTGGGAAATGCGGCCGGTGCACGTCGCCATCACCGATCATGGCCTCGAACCGGCGTTCAGCGGTTCCGTTCTGGAGTTCCGGCTAGAGGACAGGCGCGTGATCTGCCGCGGCGTCGTCCTCGAAGTCCTGAGCTGATGGCTAGGCTGCGGACCCTTCATCGTCGTCAGGTCCTCCAGCTCAGACGGCGGCAACGGGCCCTGCGGATCGACGGGCTCCTGATGACTGTGGCCGAGGCCGCGGCCCGGAAGCTGCTGTCGCAGTTCCCGGCCGACCGGATGGCATGGGCGTCGGGCGGCATCGTTCAGTCCGAGCTGCCACCCCTTGTCGGTGAGATCAGCCTTCCCTTCGTCATGACACCGGAGCAGGCCCGGCGGCTCGCTGCGCTGGTTCCCCCACCTGTTGTCCACGCAGAGCCGGTTGTCGTCACGATCCACGTCCCGCGTGATCTTCGATGACCCAGGTCATGCCCGAGTACGACGGCGGCTTGGCTGAGGCTTGGGATCGCTCCGCTACGCCCGATATCGTCCGGGCCATCCTGCGCCGGCACTATGCCAGGGTCGAGCGGTTGCTGGCCGGCTACATCGCCTGGATCGTGCTGGCCGCTGGGCCAGACTGCCCGCTGCTTCGTCGCGACGAGATGCAGGTCAGGCTCGGCCACTGGATCAGGACCGCATCCGGGATCCGCCGGCCCCTTTGAGGCCGGGTCGGTCTTCACACCGCTCTTCACATCAGTACCGGTCTTCACGGTGAAGACCGCGCCGTTTCGGAAACGAAGGGCGTGAAGACCGTGAAGACCGATACCCCTTAGAGTGTAGGAATATCTATATATATCAACATATTGAGACAGTCTTCACGGTCTTCACGGTCTTCACAGAGGTATGTGATTCATAGGGATATAGATATACCCCCCTGTTTTTCGTGAAGACCGTGAAGGCTGGCCCCTGAAGGGGTGCGACGACGCGCGTTCTTGAACGGTTAAGCCTGTTCAGCGACCCTTCGCTGGCACACTGATTTCCGACGTGGTCCCGATGTCACGGGGGCCACGATGAACTGCCGACCTGCCGATTTTGACGAAGCCTCGATCCTGGCCCGATATCCCGGTCCGGACCTTCCCTGGCCCGGTGAGCCGGAGCCGAACCGGAGCGGTAACAGGATCCTGAGCTGGTATGCGGTGCGGACGGCGACACGCCGGGAGCGGGCCGCGGCAGCTGCGCTCCAGGAGCAGGGGATCACGGTGTTCCTGCCGATGGAGACGCGCTGGTCCCGCTTGGATCGCTTCCAGGACCGGGAGCCGGTGAGCCGGCCGCTCTTCCCCGGCTACCTCTTCGTGACTGTCGCTGAAGACGACCTTCACATCGTTGGCGCCACCGAGGGTGTCCACGACATCGTCGGGACCTCTGATGATGACGGCGCCAACCGGCCCCTGTTGATCCCTGTTATCGCGATCCTCGAGATCCAGGTTGCCGAACGGAGAGGCGACTACGACTACACCCGTCATATCCGGACACCGTACCGGCCGAAGAAGGGGGAACGGGTCCAGGTCAGGGCCGGACCCTGGTTCAGCTTCATCGGGAAGGTCCTGGCGACGCCGCGCGGCGAACGGGCCCACCTCATGATGGAAGGGCCCTGCGCCAGGGGAACCGTTGTCGAGGTCGCCTATCTGAGCCCGGCCCCGTAGTTCACTCGCCCTTAACGGGCGAATCAGTCTATGTGGCTGTCAATGCCGTTTCTGACGGCGGGACGACCGGCTGAGAGCGAACGCGCTCCCTGAACAAGGCCCAGCGGGCAGGCCGATCCCCGAGGCACCGGGCCAGACGCCGGACCTCAGATGCGAAGCTTTGGGCTTCACCGATGCAGCGGCTCAGCCGCTCCCGCCATCGCCGGCCAGCACCTCGATCACCTCGGCAATGACGCTAGCGAGGGTCAGCGCCGGCAGAGCCCGATCTTCTCAGGGACCGCAGAACGCGGTTTAGCCCGGACCGGTTGTCCTGGCCGGTTCGGGCCCTGTCCCTCGAGGAGGGCCATGGCAGAGGTTCAGCACGGCCTGATCCAGAAAGCCAAGCTCGGCGCCGAGGCGCTCCGGTTCCGGATCAACTGGTCCGCGGCCGGCGCCGAGCTGTTCGTCCGCGAAGAGCCCACCGAGGCTGAGCCGGACCAGGAATGGCGGCGCGTCGGCACCTTCACCAACCGCAGGGACGTCGAGACCTTTCTCGTCGGTCTGCTCTGCCAGGTCGATCGCTGAGGAGGGCTGTGGTGACACCGAAGAAGCAGCTCTTCGTCCGCGAATACCTCATCGACCTCAACGCCACCCAGGCCGCGATCCGGTGCGGCTATAGCGCCAAGACGGCCTATTCGCAGGGCCAGAGGCTGTTGAAGGATGTTGAGATCGGAGCTGCGGTTCAGGCCGCCATGTCGGAGCGGGCGGCTCGGACCGAGATCACGGCGGACAATGTCCTGAAAGAGCTCTGGGCGATCGCGACAGCCGATGCGGCGGAGCTGATCGAGTACCAGGTCCGGTGCTGCCGCTACTGCTGGGGCATCGGCCACCACTACCAGCACAGCGCCCGCGAGATCGAGAAGATCGAGGCATCTGCTGCAGCTGCCGAGGAGCGCGGCGAGGAGCCCCAGCAGGTCGATGTTAGCGGCGGCTCCGACTGGGATCCGAGGCGACCGCCGAACCCGGCATGCCCGGAGTGCTTCGGTGAAGGTCATGGCAAGGTCAGGCTCAAGGACACCGCCAGGTACGGCCCCGGCGGCAAGGCGCTCTATGCCGGGGTCAAGATCGGCAAGGACGGCATCGAGGTGAAGATGCATGACCGGGCCGCGGCGCTGGTCCAGGTCGGCAAGCACCTCGGCATGTTCAAGGACCAGGTCGAGCATGGCGGTAATCTCACCGTCACGATTGCGGGGCCCGATGCAGACCTCTGATAGCTCCGGCCAGATCAGCTTCAGCTGTGACACCCCGGACTGCGGATCCGTGCTGGTGACGGAGACGACGCATCCTGATGCGGCAGTCGCCGTGCTCAGAGCCTCGCGCTGGGGCGAGAGCTCCGATGGCGACCGCCAGCTCCAGCACTGTCCGGCGCATGCAGGCCACGAACCCAGCTGAGGCCGGTTTCAGCCTCAGCGACAAGCAGGCTGCGCTTCGGGACCTAGCGGCGACGCCAGCCACGCACGTCCTGGCTTTCGGCGGCGCCAGGTCCGGGAAGACCTTCGGCTTCTGCTACTGCACCGGGACCCGGGCGCTGTCGGCGCCGAACAGTCGGCACCTGATCTCCAGGCTCCACAACATCGATGTCCGCCAGGCCGTCATGATGGACACCTGGCCGAAGATGATGCGGCTGGCCTATCCCGGCGTCGATTACGAGACCAATAAGTCTGACCAGTACGTCACGTTGGGCAATGGAGCCGAGGTCTGGTTCCTCGGGCTCGACGACAAGGACCGCGTCGAGAAGATCCTCGGCAAGGAATACGCGACGGTCTACTTCAACGAGACCTCGCAGCTCAGCTACGACACTGTCATCACGGTCCGGACCCGTCTGGCCCAGAACGTGGCGAAGGTGAACGGCGCCCCGCTCCGGCTCAAGGCCTACTACGACCTGAACCCGGTCGGGCGGGGCCACTGGACCTACAAGGAGTTCGTCGAGAAGGTCCGGCCGGAAAACGGGCTTCCCCTGGACAATCCAGCCGACTACCAGGCGATCCAGCTCAACCCGACCGACAACCCGCACCTCCCGGCGACGACGCTGGCGATCTACGCCGCGATGCCGGAGCGGCAGCGGAAGCGGTTCTTCGACGGCGCCTACCTCTCCGAGATCCCGGGCGCGCTCTGGACCATGGACCGGATCGAGCGGCTCCGTCGCGTCCGTCCAGACGAGAGCTTCTTCGTCCGGATCGTCGTCGCCTTGGACCCCTCGGGTTCCGATGGGACCGGTGGCGACTGCCAGGGCATCATGGTCGTCGGGCTAGGCGCCGACGGCGACTGCTACGTCCTGGCCGACCGGAGCTGCCGGCTGCCGCCACACGGCTGGGCCCGCCAGGCTGTCAACGCCTACCACGAGTTCAAGGCGGACCTGATCGTCGGCGAGATCAACTTCGGCGGCGCCATGGTGGAATCGACGGTCCGTACCGCTGATCCCAACGTCCACTACCGGAACGTCACCGCCTCGCGGGGCAAGCACGTCAGAGCCGAGCCTGTCGCCGCGCTCTACGAGGACGTCCTCGACGTCGACGGCAGGGTGATCCGCGAAGGTCGCGTCCACCACGTCACTGATCCGGACCGGCCCGGGGATGAGTTCGCCGAGCTCGAAGAACAGCTCGGGATGTTCACGACCGCCGGCTATCAGGGCGGCGGCTCCCCGGACCGGGCCGATGCCCTGGTCTGGGCCGTGACGGAGCTGATGCTCCAGACCGCCGACCATGCCGGGTTCCTGGCCATGGTGCAGGCCGAGAACGCGGCGAGACGCGCCGGTTCCGATCCTGCTGAGACACCGGTCCAGCACCAGCCCGGGTCCGTCGAGTGGACGCAGGCCCACGGCGACCTCTGAGGCGGAGGGATCTGATGACGGACCTGCAGAAGGCCCCGCCTGCCGGCGGCGTCCGCACCAGCCTGGCCTTCGCCATGTCCGGCCCGATGGCGGGCTGGGCGAGCGGCACGTTCGGGCCCGGCCTTCCAATCCAGCCGGCGCAGCAGAACCCGATCCGGTTCGTCGACTATCCCGTAAGCGTCAACACCAACATCCGGCCGCGCGCCTTCGCGCCGATCGGCTTCCCCGAGCTCCGCGCCTTCGCCAACGTCGAGTTGGTCCGCATGGCCATCGAGACGCGCAAGGACCAGCTGGAGCGGCTGGAATGGCAGATCACGCCGACCGACCAGAAGCTGCGGCGCAAGGGTGCGAGCGGCATTCCGACGGCGGCCATGGAGCGGGTGACGAAGTTCTGGCGCAAGCCCGACGGGATCACGCCCTTCGCCTCCTGGGTGCGCCTCCTCATGGAGGACCTGCTCGTCCTCGACGCCCCGACGGTGGCGCGGATGCGGACCCGCGGCGGCGGTCTCACCGGGCTCGAGGTGATCCCGGGCGACACGATCCTGCCGATGGTGGACGAGACCGGCCGGCGACCGCGCCAGCCCGGCGACATCGCCTACCAGCAGGTGATCAAGGGCATGGTCTGGAACAACCTGACCAACGCCGACATCATCTACACCCCGCGGAACCCGCGCCCGAACCACCTCTACGGCTTCTCGCCGGTCGAGCAGATCATCGTCACGATCCAGACGATCATCCGCCGCCAGGCCGCACAGCTCAGCTGGTTCACGGCGGGCAACCGCCCCGACGGCCTGCTGAACGCGCCGGCCTCGTGGAACCCGGACCAGATCAAGGACATGCAGGCTTGGCTGGACGCCAAGACCTCCGGGAACGAAGCGGAGCGCGCCAAGCTGCTCGTCGTCCCCGAGATGAAGTACCAGGCGTTCAAGGACGCCCCGATCAAGGACGACTTCGACGAGTGGCTCGCGCGCATCGTCGCCTACGCCTTCTCGCTGCCGCCGACCCCTTTCATCAAGCAGATGAACCGCAGCACCGGTCAGACCGATGCGGATCGCTCGATGGAGGAGGGCCTGGAGCCGCTGAAGCTCTGGGTGAAGCGCTTCGCCGATGCGGTGATCCAGGATGACCTCGGCGAGCCGGGGCTGGAGTTCGCGTGGGTCAACACGCCGGAGATCGACCCGAAAGCGCAGTCGGAGATCGACGACAAGAACCTGCGGAACGGCTCGACCGTCATCGACGAGGTCCGTGACGCGCGCGGCCAGGATCCGCTGCCCGATGGGCTCGGCTCCAAGCCGCTGATCTACACCGGCACCGGGGCCCAGACGATCGAGCAGGTCCTGGCGGCCGCGGAACAGGCCCTGGAGCCGCCGGAGCCGCAGCCTGCCACCCTGAAGCCCGGGGAGCAGCCGGCAGAGCCCGGCGCCCAGCCCAGCGCGAAGCCGGGCCCAGGCGGTAAGCCTGCGGCGGCAAAGCCGGGGCAGGGCGGCAAGACAAAGGACGATCAGCCGACCGAGAAGCTGGCGAAGGCTTCGAAGCTGATCACGACGGACCGTCCGCTGGCGCGCCGCGCCACGGCTGCGGTCCGCAAGACGGTCACCAAGGTGCTGGCCAAGGCGGCGGACGAAGCCGCGGCGTCGGTGGCGAAGGGACTGAGGGCGCTCGGCAAGGCGGCCGACGACGGCTCCATCGCGGCACGCCTGGCGGCCGCGGCGGACCTGGAAGCCTTCGATGAGCTGGTCGCGGCGATCTTCGAGGACCTCTTCGAGGTGGCGGCGGACGCAGGCGAACTGGCGCTGGCCAGCATCGGGGCGACCTCGACGGATGCCCTGGTCGACCAAGTGCACCAGCGCGCCGTCGCCTACGCCAAGGCCCGCGCTGCGCAGCTCGTCTCGCTGCAGGGCGACATGAACATCGTGACGGCGACCCGCGAGCAGATCCGCGAGGCGATCGCCGCAGGCCTGGAAGAGAACCTCGGCTCGGCCGCAATCGCCGACGCCATTCAGGCGCTTCCGGCGTTCAGCGCCGCCCGGGCCGAGCTGATCGCCAGCTCCGAGATCCGGATGGCGAACGCCGCAGGCAAGACCGAAGCCTGGGAAGCCGCCCGCGCCGACCAGGGCGTGCAGCTGGTGAAGGGCTGGCAGACCAGCAACGACGACACCTGCTGCGACGAGTGCTCGGACAATGAAGCGGTCGGCCTGATTCCCTTCGATGAGGCCTTCCCCTCCGGGGCGGAGGACGAGGGCGACAGCCACCCGAACTGCCACTGCGTGACCTATGTCGAAGTCGTCGAGACCGGCGGCGAGTAGGCCACAGAACCCTCTGCACAAGGACGACCTCGAATGGCCACGCATCGCATGATGCCGCCCGCTGACGGGCTGCACGGCACGATCACGGTCAACGGCCGCACCTACACCTGCGCGCTCGGCGCGACGGTGGACGTGCCCGACGTCGACGGGCTGGTGATGGCGGCGAACGGCTGGACGCTGGCGAGCGTCGGCGGCGCCGGGACCACGACCAGCCGGCCGGCGAACCCCAAGAAGGGCGACGAGTTCCACGACACGACGCTCGGCTACACGATCCGCTACGACGGCAAGGCCTGGCGCAACCCCACCTCCGGCGCTGCGGTCTGACGATGGCGACGCTGGGCCTGCTCACGAAGCAGATCTACGGCGCGTTCCGGAAGGTCGAGGAGAACGACGACGGGACGCTGACGGTCTCCGGCGTCGCCTCCTCGGGCAACCGCGACGACGCCGGCGAGGTCATCCTGGCCGAGGCGATGAAGGCGGCGCTGCCCGACTACATGCGCTTCGCCAACATCCGCGAGATGCACGACGCGAAGGCCGCCGGCGTCGCCGTGTCGGCCGACGTCGACGACGACGGCTTCACCAACATCGAGACGGTGATCGTCGATCCCGTCGCGATCACCAAGGTGAAGACCGGCGTCTACAAGGGCTTCAGCATCGGCGGGAAGGTGCTGGCCCGCGATCCCAACGACCGCACGGTCATCACGAAGATCCGGCTGAGCGAAATCAGCCTCGTGGACCGCCCCTGCAATCCTGACGCGATGATCGGTCTCTGGAAGGCCGCCGACGTCGAACCTGAAGGAACCGAGATGGCCTACGCTCCGACGAACGACGAGGTGAAGGCGACCGCTGAAGCCATGGCGAAGGCGGCCGGCAAGACGGGCAAGACCAACGACTTCATCGCCAAGGCGCGCGAGAAGCTGATCGGCGACCATGAGGCGGCACAGGCCGACCTGGTCGAGAAGCGCGGCCGCATCGTCGCGGAGGTGCAGCGCCAGGCGCCGAACCTCACCGAGGCGCAGGTGCAGAAGGTCGCGAACGACGCCGTCTTCATCGCCGACAAGCCGTTCGACGAGCAGATCGAGGGCGCGGTCGCGGAAGCTGTCGCCAAGGCCGCCACCGCCGAGACCTCCGGCGAGGAGACGCAGGTCCAGGCCGACCCCGGCCAGCCGGTGGAGAGTGAGGCTGCTCCGGACGCGGAGAAGGTCGCCGGCGCCGAGGATGGCGAAGGCGAGCCGACCGAGAAGGGCGCGCCGCCGGCCGGGCCGGAGAAGGTGGACCTCGCCGCGGCGCTCGAAGCCGCGATCGAAAAGGCGGACAGCCTGACGGCGCATCCCGCGGAAGAGACCGCCGCGCCGGCCCAGGTCACGCCGGGCATGGCGGAGTTCGGCAAGGGCCTCGCCAAGCTGGCGGCGATCTACGCCGACGATCCGCTGGCGAAGGGCCTCTGGACCGTCGGCTCGCTCGCGCGCCTGATCGAGGAGCTGGCCTGCATCCAGAGCAGCACCGTCTGGGAAGCCAAGGACGAGGGCGACGGCTCCGTCGTGCCGACCGAGCTCGCGGCCGCGGTCCAGTCGCTGGGCGCGACGCTCGTCACCATGGCCAGCGAGGAAGTCGCCGAGCTGGTGGCGGCCATGAAGGAGCGCGGCGCGGACATCGAGATCGTCATCGTCGAGGACGACGCAGACTTCGCCTACGCCGCGCGCGTCGTCGACATCGTGAAGGCCGACACCGCCCTGATGGAGAAGGCCGGCGCCCGGAACTCGAAGAAGGACGCGGCCACCATCCAGGCGATGCACGACCAGAGCGTCGAGCTCGGCGCGAAGTGCGAGGGCATGGACAAGTCCGGCGGCGAGGCCGAGGACCTGACCAAGGCCCAGACGGCGATCGAGAAGGCGCTGCCGGCCATGGAGCGCCTGACCAAGGGCTTCGAGGAGCTGCGCGCCGAGAACGCCGACCTGAAGAAGCGCCTCGAGGTCGTCGAAGCCACGCCCGCCGCGCCGAAGGTCGCCGGATCCGTGCATGCGGTCGCCAAGACCGAGGACGTGAGCCCGGTCACCACGGCGCCCAAGCTGACGGCCGATCAGGTCAAGGCAGAGCTCGCCAAGATGGACCCGGACGAGCGCAACATGCTGCTGACGAAGGCCGCGCTCGGCCTGCCGATCGGCGCCTAACCCAACACCTCGGCGAGAGCCGACGTCGTAGGCCGCCGCCGAGTCGCGGGGCCTTTTGTTCGACCCCCCAATCATGAGGGGACCCGTATGACTGTCCACGTTTCCGAAGACGATATCCGCAAGGCTCTCGTCGACACTTTCACGGCTCCGCCGTCGGAGGACATCAGCCGCCAGATCATGGCCGCGGCCGGCATCCGTCCCGACCGCATCGAGAAGGCGATCGCCACCGGCTCCGGTCTGGTCGCCTATGACCTGCAGGCGCCGGCGAAGAACCTCTTCCCGGTCAACACCCCGCTGATCAAGCGCATCCCGCGCATCGGCGGCGGCACCGGTACCGCCACGAACTGGAAGGCGGTCAACGCCATCACCGGTTCCGGATGGGACAACTCCGGCTGGGTGCCGGAAGGCCAGCGCGCCGGCCAGATGAGCTACACCACCTCCTCGAAGTCGGCCGCCTACGCGACCCTCGGCGAAGAGGACCAGGCGACCTGGGAAGCGGTCAGCGCCGGCCGGACGTTCGAGGACGTCCGTGCGACGATGACCATGCGCCTCATCAACAAGACGAAGCTCAAGGAAGAGAGCGCGGTCCTCTTCGGCAACGGGTCGCTGTCGCTGGGCACGCCCTCGGCTCCGACCCTGTCAGCCTCCGGCTCCGGCGCCACGCTGGGCTCGGCCACCTATTCGGTCATCGTGGTCGCGCTCACCATGGAGGGCTACCGGAACTCGTCCGTGGCGGGCGGCGTCGCGACGTCGAAGACGGTCACCGGCGCTGACGGCAAGACCTTCACCATCAACGGCGGCTCCTCGCAGAAGTCGGCCAACGCGACCCAGGCGGTCACCCTCGGGCAGACGCTGTTCTGCACCGCGACCCCGATCCAGGGCGCGGTCGCCTACGCCTGGTACGTCGGCACCGCCGGCTCGGAGAAGCTGGAGAAGATCACCACGATCAACTCCGTGACCTTCACCGCGCCGCTCGCCGGCACCGGCCAGGCCGCCACCGCCGTCACCGCGGACTGCTCGAACAACTCGGGCCTGAACGCCTACGACGGCCTGCTCACCACGGCGCTGAAGAACGGCTCCGGCGCCTACATCAGCTCGCTGGCCACCGGCACCGCCGGCACGGGCACGACCCTGACCGCTTCGGGCAAGGGTTCGTGCACCGAGGTCGACCAGATGATGCAGACCATGTGGGACAACTACCAGTGCAGCGTCTCGCTGCTGCTGGTGAACTCCCAGCAGCAGAAGGACCTGACCACCAGGGCCCTGTCGAGCGGCTCCGCGCCGCTGCTGCAGTACTTCCAGAACCCGGCCGACGGCGAGGTCAAGCTGACCGCGGGCTCGTCGATCGAGTTCTACTTCAACCCCTACCTGAACAAGAAAATCCCGATCATCGTGCACCCGCAGGTGGCTCCGGGCACGATCATCGGCTGGGCGGAAGACCTGCCGGCTCAGTACATGAGCAACGAGGTCCCGAACGTCGCGGAGATGAAGGTCCGCCGCGACTACTACCAGGTCGATTGGCCGGTCACGACCCGCGCCGACATGGTGGGCGTCTACGTCGAGGAGACCCTCGCCGTCTACGCGCCCTTCGCAATGGGCGTGATCACCAACATCGCCCCGGGTTAGCGCGAGGCAGGATCCTGAACATGGAGGGGCCGGGGCTCGTCCCCGGCTCCTTTCTTCCGGCAAGCGCCTCCGCAGACGCTTTCCCGAAGGAAGGAGGGCCCAATGGCCAGCAAGAAGATCAAGGTGCCGCACGGGCACGTGCTGATGAAGCACGAGGACCCGAACATCGGCTGCTCGGTCGCCAACGTGGTCGATGGTTTCGCCGTCGTGCCGCAGGCGCAGGTCGAGGAGCTGCGCGCCCACGGCTTCGTCGTCGACGGCGAGAACGCCGAGGCCGACGTCGCCCCGGAGGAAGCCGCTGCCGCGGCGGCCGCCGAGCAGAAGGCCGACGCCTAAGATGCGCCGCCTTCGCGCCCCGCATCTTTGCGACCAGGCCTCGGTGGGCACGAGGCTCTACACCGTCGGCCTCGACGGGACCGTGACGGCGCCGGACGAGGATGCCGTGGCGCTCTACGCCGCGGGCTTCGTCGACGAGCCCGATGCCGCGCCCGAGCCCGCGCCGGAGGCGTCGGAAGAGCCGGCCGCCGAGGCTGAGCAGCCGCCCACCGAGTAGGAGCCGCCGTGACGGACCTGACCGACCTCGACAGCGTCAAGGCGTGGCTGCAGCTGACGACCAACGGGTCGGACCAGCTGCTGACCCAGCTGATCAGCGCGGCCTCGACGTTCGTCAGGTCCTACCTCAACCGGGACCTGTCGCTGCAGGACTACGTCGAGGTCTACGACGGCAACGCCGGCAACAAGATGATGGTGCGCAATGGCCCGATCACGGCCGTCGCCTCCGTCGCCTTCGCCGGGCAGACGATCACGGCCGCCGCGGATCCGGTGATGCAGACCAGCGGCATCCTGTTCAGCGGCCGCCAGATCACCCTGATCGGGTACCGGTTCGTCTACGGCGCGCCCGTGCAGGTCAGCTACAGCGCCGGCTTCACCACGATCCCGGCCGACCTGAAGCAGGCGGTGACCGAGCTCGTCGGCGAGCGCTTCAAGGTCAAGGACCGGATCGGCCAGAACTCGAAGTCCATGGGCGGCCAGGCGAGCGAGGTCATCTCGTTCAGCACCGCCGACATGAACGCCTTCGTGAAGACCACGCTGGCGCAGTACCGGGCCGTCGCGCCGGTCTGATGTTCAACGCCAGCCTCGTCGGCGATCGCGAGCTGGTCGCCCGCTTCGACATGCTGCCGGACAACGTCCAGGCGGCGCTCGAGGCGAAGGTGACTGCGCTGGCCCTGAAGCTGCAGCGCCACATCGTGACCGAAAAGCTGCACGGCCAGGTCCTGGGTCAGCGCAGCGGCGATCTGGCCCGGTCGATCCAGGAGGAAGCCCCGATCCGTGAAGGGACGGGCATCTTCGGTCGGGTCTTCAGCGCCGGCGACGTCAAATACGCCCGCTTCTGGGAAGAGGGCTTCCACGGCGTCGAGCAGGTCCGCCAGCACATCAGGACCATGATCTTCGGCCGCGAGGTCGATCCCTTCAGCGTCGGGCCCTTCGAGCGCCGTGTCGATCAAGACGCCCGTCCGTTCATGAAGTCTTCGCTCGCCGAGATGGCGGAGGAGATCACCACCGGGCTGAAGCAGGCGGTCGTGGAGGGGATGAGGAAGCGATGAGCGACCTGCCGAGCCCGACGCGCGAAGAGATCTACCAGGCGCTCTTCCTGCGAGGGCAGGGGATCACCTGGGGCGGCGGCCAGAGCTTCGAGTTCTCGTCGCGCCGGCTGAAGCTCTGGGCTGACGTCCCGGCGCAGCCTGCCTTCTGCCAGGCGGAATACACCGAGGCGATGAGCCAGGTGTCCAACCAGCCATACAAGCGCCGCCTGCCGGCGTGGTGGTTCATCTATCACAACGCCGGCAAGGACGATGACGCGATCCCGGCGCAGACCAACAACGCCATCATGGACGCCGTCGAGGCCGCGCTCGCGCCGCTGCCCACGGATCCTGGCTTCCCCGATCCGCGCAACACGTTGGGCGGGCTCGTCTACCACTGCTTCATCGACGGCAAGGTCCTGAAGGACCCCGGCGACCTCGACGGTCAGGGGCTGATCGTCGTGCCTATCACCATCCTGGCCCCCTGAAGGACATAGCGATGCCCAAGCCTGAGGCCGACGCGCCCGCGCCGGCGCCTGAAGCCGTTCCGGAGGCTCCGGCCGCCGAAGCCGTGCCCGCGCCTGAGCCGACCAAGGTCGACCTCGCCATCAAGGCCTGGCTCGACGAGCACATCCTCAACTCCCCGGTGTCCCGCTCCACGGACGCCTACAACCACCTCGTCAGCGTGCTTCCGCAGCTGGCGGCCAGCCTGGAGGGCTAAGCCTTGCGTCACTACCAATTCGGCATGGGCCAGCTCGTGGCCACGCCTGTCGGCGGCGGCAACCCGCTTCCGTTCGGCGCCCTGCAGGACGTCGGCGTCGACATCAGCGGCGACATCAAGCAGCTGTACGGCACGAAGCAGTTCGCGCTCGACGTCGCCCGCGGGAAGGTGAAGATCGACATCAAGGCCAAGTGGGGCCTGATCGACCCGAACATCTATAACTCGATCTTCTTCGGGCAGACCGTCACCACCGGCGAGACGCTGGCGGCCTTCAACGAGGCCGGCACCGTGCCGGGATCGACGACCTACACAGTCACCGCCGCCAACGGCGCCACCTTCCTCAACGACCTCGGCGTCTACTATGCCACCACGGGTGCGAAGCTGACCCAGGTGGCCGCGGGCTCTGAGGCGGTGGGCAAGTACTCGGTGAGCGCGGTCGGCGTCTACACCTTCGCCGCGGCTGACGCGAACAAGGCGGTGCTGCTCAACTACACCTACGGCTCGACCACCACGGGCAACACGCTCGCGGTGACCAACCAGCTGATGGGCTCCATCCCCTCGTTCCAGGTGATCCTGGCGAACACCGACAAGGGCAAGACCCAGACGCTGGTGTTCTACAACTGCGTCGCGTCCAAGCTCTCGATGCCGTTCAAGCAGGACGACTACGAGATCACCGAGGTGGACTTCATGGCCCAGGACGACGGCACCGGCCGCGTCTTCTCCTGGACCGCGACCGGCGGCTAAGGGCATGGCGGAAGCAGTGATCGGGGGCGAGGCCATCAAGGTCTCGCTCCCCAACTTCGTGAAGCTCGAGGCGGCTTGGGCCTACATCGAGAAGGTGCTTGGCGGCGCCGACCCGATGGCCAACGTCCGGGCGCTCCTCGGCATCGTGGCCGTCGGCTCCGCGCCGGATGACGCCGAGCCGGATGACCTCACGGTCGAGAAGATGGCCCCGCGGGTCGCCGAGCTGGCGAAAGCGCTGAAGTCGACAGAGATCCCAGGTCTCCGCGGCTTCGTGAACCCGCTGCTTGTGGAGATCGGGCTCGCCGCGCCCCCGGGGGAGCCCGAGCCGGCGGAGGAGACGGAGACGGGGAGCCCTTCGACGGCGATTTCGGAGCCATCATCTGCGAGATCCTCGCCGGCCTCGGATCAGCCGACTGGGACGGCGTAGCCCGCTCCTGGAATTTCCACCGCTACTACGCCCTGCAGCGGCACTGGGTGAAATGGGGGCCGCCGGCGCACGTCGCTGCGGCCCTTGCCGCAGGCTTCAAGCCGAAGTTCGCGAACAAGCCGACGCAGCCCGATCTGACCTTCGAGCAGCTGATGCAGCAGCTAGCGCCGGAGGGCTGGGGCTGAGCTACTTGGTCCCGCAGCCGCCGAAGGTGTGGCACTCGACGTTGGTCTCTCTGGTGTAGGTCTTCACCAGCTTGCCGTCCTTATCGAACTCCAGCCGCTCGACGGCGGTCGATCCCTTGGCGCCGCCGGCGAAGAGACCAACGACCGGGACGAAGCTGGTCGCCTTCACGTGCGTGTGGGTCGTCACGTAGCTGATGGTTCGGCTGCCGTCGGATGAAGTCTCCACCGTGGTGGGCTTGCCGAATTGGCCGACCACCTGGTCATAGGTCGCCTCGCCGACCTTCAGGGCTGCGACCTGCTCGGCGGTGATCTGGCCCGCGACCGCCGCAGATGCGGCCGCAACGAGCGCCAAGGCAAGCGGCGCCACGAAACGCAGTCTCATGATCCATCTCCCCAAAGAGGGGGCGGAGACTGCTCCCGATCAGCTCAACCGTAAAGCGTGCGGAGGGAGGCGTTATGGCGGACGGCAGCGACCTCTCAGTCAAATTCGGCGCGGACACCAAGGAATTCCAGGCCGGCGCCGACGGGGTGAAGGCGGAGTTCACCGGGCTTCGCGGATCCGTCCAGACGCTCACTGACGCGCTGCTGGTGCTCGGTGGCGCGGCGACGGGGTCTTTCCGCGAGATGCGGACGGGCGCCCTGGAGGCGCACGAGCAGATCACCGGCGCCGCCGAGAGCGTCGTGGCCCTGCGGGAAGCGATCACCGGCATCGGCGAGGCGCTCATCGCGGCCTTTGCCGTGGAGCAGCTCGTCGAGTTCGCCAAGAAGATGGGCGAAGCGGGCGAGAAGGTGGAGCACACCGCCCTCGCGCTCGGGATGACCACCACGGAGGTCCAAGGCCTCCAGGCGATCGCCAACGCCACGGGAATGAGCCTGGATGGCGTGACGGGCGCGGCGCAGCGCCTGGAGCGCGCGCTGGGCATGGCGCACACGTCCTCCAGCACGTCCATCAACCGCCAGGCGGCCGCCTTCAAGCAGCTGGGCATCGACATCAACGAGGCCCGGACGCCGGCTGAGCTGTTCAACGAGGTGGTGGCGAAGTTCGCCGAGATGCCGCCGTCGCTGAACAAGAGCCAGGAAGCCATGGCGCTGTTCGGGCGCAATATCGCCGAGGTCGCGCCGCTCATCGGCCTCACGGCCGAGCAGCTTGCGGAAGTCCAGCGGCAGACCGAAGCCTACAACCTGAAGAACGACGACGCGGTGACCAAGGCGGCCGCGCTCGGCGAAGCGTTCAATGAGAACAAGAACGCGATGCAGGGCATCAGCAACGTGATGGCCCAGGCCTTCGCGCCGGTGCTGACCGTCATCGTCGACGGGGTGAACGAGCTCGCGAAGGCCTTCATCCAGTCCTACGAGCATGGCGGAACCGCGAAGACGGTCATGGACCTCCTGCGGATCGTCCTCATCGGCGTGGCCGACACCGTCGCCTTCCTCGGCGTGAAGCTCTACCAGCTCTGGGAAATCGGCGACGCCGCCTTCGAGGGCCTGTACCGCTCGGCCTATACGTTCGGCCGGGTCCTCGGCGACATCCTGACCGGCAACTTCGTCGCGGCCTCGGAGGACTGGTCCAAGGGCTTCCACGCCGCGGCCCAGGTCGTGCGCGACGACATGGACAAGATCCAGCGCTCCGGGAAGGGCCTCGAGGAGTGGGAGCAGCGGCTCCTTCACCCGGCATCGCCCGCCGCTGCGAACACGCCGCCGATCCGCACCACCGGCGACGGGCTCGGCGGCGGAACTGCCAAGAAGGCGCCCGACAAGTGGATGGAGGAGCAGAAGACCGCGTTCCTTGACGTCGAGAACGCGCACAATCAGTTCCTCACCAACGAGCTCGCCGACGAACTGGCCTACTGGCAGAAGCTCCAGGACATGGGCGAGGTCCCGGCGAGGCACATCGTCGACGTGCATCGCCGCATCGCCGAGCTGACCCACCAGCTGAAGAAGCAGGAGCTGCAGCAGGAGGTCTCCGACATCCGCCAGGCGGCCGCGGACCAGACCGCGACCATCAACGCCCAGCTGCGGCAGCGGATAGAGACCATCCAGGAGGAGATCCGCGCCACCCAAGACGCCGCGCGTCAGCACCAGATCAGCTGGCAGGACGCGCAGACCCGGATCCTCGGCCTGATCCGCGAGGAGGCGGCGGCCCAGAAGCAGGCGGCGCTGGAGATCTATACGGCGCGCGTCACGGCCGATGACCAGATCAAGAGCCACTACGCCGAGAACACCACCGAGTTTCGGGCCATGGTCCGGGACGAGCAAAAGGCGTGGGACGACCTGCAGAAGGCGCGCGTCGCGGCCGATGTGCAGGCCAACCGCCAGATCCAGGCGAATGAACGTCAGGCCCTCGACCAGCTTCGGCAGCAGTGGCACAGCCACATCGACGGGATCGTGCAGTCCTTCGGCTCGGGCATAAAGGGCATGCTCGAGGGGACGCAGACCTTCCAGCAGGCGATGCTGAACGTCGCCGACGCCGTCCTCTCGACCTTCATCAACATCGGCGAGCGGCTGGTCGAGAACTGGCTCGTCAACATGCTGACCAACAAGGTGGCCAGCACGACGACGGCTGCGGCGCAGGTCGCCGACAATGCCGCAGTCGCCGGCGCGGCCGCGTTCGCCTCGACGGCGGCGATCCCGATCATCGGGCCCGAACTCGCGCCGGAAGCGGCGGCGGCGGCCTACGGCGGCGCGCTGAGCTTCCTCGGGGCTCTAGCCTTCAGCGCCGAGCGAGGCTGGGGCGAGGTGCCCTTCGACGGCGCGCCGACCGTCCTCCACAAGAAGGAGATGGTGCTGCCCGCGACGATCGCTCAGCCGCTGCGCCAGATGGTCAGCGGAGCCGGCAACGTCGGGCCATCGGCGAGCAGCGGGGCCGGACCCATGGGCGGCGGTGACACCCACCACCACTGGCACATCAACGCTGTCGACGCGAAGTCCTTCGCCCGGCTGATCGAGGAGAACCCGAACGTCCTGAAGCGCGCCGCGCAGCGTCAGGCCCGTAACCTGGCCGCCTGATGCCGTACCCCTATCCGACGCGCGGCGTCGTCAACACGAACCCGATCACGGGCGATGCCGACGTGTTCCCGCAGCTGCCAGGCGTCGACTTCACCGTCGAGAAGACGCCGATCTGGTCGACGGGCCGGAAGAAGTCAGCCTCGGGCCGGATGATCCGGTCGGCCTACTTCTCCGCGCCGCTCTACCAGTTCAAGCTGCAGCACAACGTCATCCGCGACCGGCCGGCACTGCAGGAGCTGAAGTCGCTCTGGGGCTTCTACAACAGCCGACAGGGCGGCTTCGCGACGTTCTTCTACCAGGATCCGTTCGACAACGCGGTGACGGCCGAGCCGCTGGCCACCGGCGACGGCGCGACCACGACCTTCCAGTTCGTGCGGCAGGTGGGGAAGGGGACGCCGTACGCCACGGTCGAGCCCGTCTACGCACTGTGGCTCGCGCCCAGCGTCTACTTCAACGGCGTGCTGCAGAGCGCCGCCGGATACACGATCAACGCCTGGGGGACGATCACCTTCAACGCTGCGCCGGCCAATGGCGTGGCGATCACCTGGACCGGCGGCTTCCTCTACGTCGCGCACTTCGACGACGACACCCTGAGCTTCAGCCAGATGGTCAAGGACCTCTGGGAGCAGAAGGGCCTCACGTTCACCACGGACAAGCCCTAAGCCATGAAGTCCGCTTCCACGGCGCTGAAGACGCTGCTCCTCAACAAGCAGGGGTACGTCAAGGCCGACCTCTACACCTTCACCCTGCCGGCCGGCGGCCCGGTGCTGCGCTACTCCAGCGCGGACATCCCGCTGACCTACGGCGGCCAGACCTTCGTGCGCGGGCCGGTCATCGGCGACCGTGGCGTGAAGCAGGTCCGCGGGGCGCAGGTCTCCACGCTGCTGATCGACGTCAGCGACGACGGCCGCACGACGGTGAACGGCATCGCGCTGATCACCTTCCTGAAGGCGAACGGCCTGGACGGGGCGAACGTGCGTGTCGACCGGGTCTTTGCGCCGAGCTGGGCCGATGCGCTCACCGGCGGCTACATCCGCTTCGCCGGTCGGTTCTCGGAACTGCAGGACGGCGGCGACATCTCGGTCGCGCTCTCCATCGCGTCGTGGACCGAGCTCTTCGACACGCAGATGCCGATCGAGGACTACCAGGCGAGCTGCCTGAACGCCCTCTTCGACACGCACTGCACGCTGAACCCGGCCTCGTTCGCCGCGGCGGCCACGGCGCACGCCGGCTGCACCCAGACGCTGGTGACATCGAGCCTCGCGGTGACGGCCGGGACCTACAACCTCGGCACCATCGTCTTCACCTCGGGCGCCAACAACGGGCTGCGGCGGACGGTGAAGAGCCAGGACGCCTCGGGCAACCTGCAGCTGATCCAGCCCCTGCCGGCGGCTCCGGCGAACGGCGACACCTTCACGGCCTACCCCGGCTGCGACCTGAAGCAGGGGACCTGCTCGGCGAAGTTCAACAACCTCGTGAACTTCCGGGGCCAGCCTTACATCCCGGTGCCGGAAACCGCGTTCTGATGATCAGCGCGGAAAAGCGGGCCGAAGTCGTCGCGGAGGCGATGACCTGGCTCGGCACCAAGTACCACCACCAGGCCGCGGTGAAGGGCGCTGGCGCGGACTGCGCCCGCTTCCCCATCGCGGTCTATGCGGCCTGCGGCGTGATCGAGCCGATCAGCCCGCAGTACCTGCGTGACTGGCACATCCGGAGCCGTGACGAACTCTACCTCGCCTGGATCGAGCGCCTGGGCGTGCAGATCGAGGAATCGGAGGTGCTGCCAGGTGACTACGTGGTCTGGCGCTTCGGCAACACCTTCAGCCACGGCGGGATCATCACGGAGTACCCGATGGTGATCCACGCCTACATCGGGATCGGCGTCACCCTCGACGACATCAATGCCCACGAGGAGCTGCGCGTCCGCGAGCGCCGCTTCTACACGGTGCGCGACTGATGGGTGGCCGCAACTCTTCGAGCGCGGGGCCAACGCGCCTGGACGGCGTCGTCGTCCAGTCCAGCGTCTCCGGCCGGCCCATCCCGCGCGGCTGGGGCACCTTCCGGGTGTCGGCCAACCTCTTGTGGTACGGCGGCTTCCAGTCGCAGTCGCAGACCCAGAGCGCGGGCGGCAAGGGCGGCGGCGGGCAGGTCACCAGCTACACCTACTCGGCGTCCATCATCATGGGCATCTGCGCCGGCGAGGGGCGGGTGCTCGGTGTCCGGTCGATCTACAAGGACCAGAGCGTCTTCGTCGACGGCGCCCAGACCGCGCTGCAGCAGGCAGGGCTCTCCCTGAACACCGGCGCGTTCGGGCAGGCCACGTGGTCCTACCTGACCACCAACTTCCCGAGCCAGGCGATCGGCTACAGCGGCATCGCGATCGCCTATGCCTCGAACTACCCGCTGAACAGCTCGGCCACGCTCCCGAACCACAGCTTCGAGGTCTACACCTCGGACCGGGTCTCCGGGCTCGACGACGCGAACCCGTCGACGATCCTCTCGTCGTTCATCCCGTCGATCCCCTTCTGGGCGGCGAGCCTCCTCGATTCGACGAGCCTGACCGACTACGGCAACTACTGCCTCGCCGCAGGCCTTCTGCTCTCGCCGCTGCTCGACAGCGCGCGCGCCGCGTCGGACTTCATCACCGAGATCCTGACCGCCTCGAACTCGGACGTGGTGTGGTCCGAAGGGGTGCTGAAGTTCATCCCCTACGGGGATACCCAGGTCACCGGCAACGGCGTCACCTGGACGCCGAACCTGACGCCGGTCTACGACTTCACCGAGAGCGACTTCGTGCCGGCCGCCGAGGGCGACCCGCCGGTGCTGGTCAACATCAAGCGCCAGGCGGACAGCTACAACTACGTCCAGGTCGAGTTCCTGGACCGCTCGAACCAGTACAACTCGCAGACCGTGCCCGGCACGGACCAGGCGAGCATCGACCAATGGGGGAAACGGCCGAACCCGAGCCCCTCATCCCTGCACTCGATCTGCGATCCCGGCGTGGCGGCCGTCGTCGCCCAGCTGCTGGTGCAGCGGACATCGCAGGTCCGGAAGACCTTCACCTGGCGCACGGCCGACAACTACGGCCTCGTCGATCCGATGGACCTGGTCACGCTCACCTGGGCGGACCTCAACCGGGTCCTCGTCCGGATCACCGAGACCAACGAGGTGGTCGGCGCCGACGGCGAAGACCAGATCGAATTCCAGGCCGAGGAGATGCTGGTCGGATCCGCGCACGCGGCGGCGCTGACCCGGGCGAGCTCGACCGGCTACGCCGCCAACTACCAGGCCGCGCCGGGCTCGGTGACGGACTTCGCGCTGATCAATGCGAACCGGAACCTCACCGGCGGGGATTACGAGCTCTGGATCGGGGCGAACGGCGACAACGCCAACTGGGGCGGCTGCCACGTCTGGGTCAGCGTTGGGGGCGGCGAGTACCTGCAGGTCGGCTCCATCTACAACAAGGCCCGGATGGGGGTGCTGAGCACGGCGCTCGCCAGCGGTTCCGATCCTGACAACGTCAACACCTTCAACGTCGACGTCTCCACGACGGAGGCGCAGCTGCTGACCGGCGTACAGGCCGACCAGGACAACGCCACCATCCTCTGCATCGTCGACAACGAGCTGATCGCCTACCGCGACGCCACGCTGGTTTCGACGGGCGTCTACACCCTGGCGCACCTGCGGCGCGGCCTCTACCACTCGACCATCGGGGCGCACGCGATCGGCGGGACCTTCGTCCGGCTCGACGACGCGATGTTCCGCTGGACCTACGCCGCGGCGCAGGTCGGCGCGACGCTCTCCGTCAAGCTCCAGAGTTTCAACCTCTTCGGCAACGCCGCCGAGGACCTGAGCACCGTCACCGCCCACAACGTCGTGCTGAACCCGGGCGCGGCGCCCGTGATCGACCTCACCGCGTCGGGCATCTCTGGCCCGGGAACGACGGTCTACACCTGGACCGACCTCGTGAACTTCCTCGCCCCGGTCGGCCAGAACGCCGTGGTGAACTCGGAATTCCTGACCGGCGGCGATCCACCGACCGGCTGGGTCGCCGGGACCAACAACACGGGCCTGACGCTGACCTCGAGCATCGTCTCGACGAACAGCTTCCGGGCGGCGAAGGGCGCGATCACTGGCACGCCGGCGTCGGGCAAGCAGTTCGACGCCTACACCCAGGACATCGCGAAACCGGCGAACTTCCTGACGCCGGTGCTGCCGAACGACTGGGTCGCGCTCGCCGCGCGCGTCGCCTACCAGAACTGCACCGGGGTCAACCTCTACGCCATCTTCTACGACGGCTCCGGCGCCCAGGTCTCCGCGGTGAGCAACGGCGCGACCGGCGGCGCGAACGTCAACGGCGACACCGTGGACCCGGCCACCTACGGCCTGATGACGATGGTCACCCAGGCGCCGGCCTCGGCGAAGTGGTGCCAGATAGTCGCCCGTGCGCTCTGCAACGGCGCAGCGAGCCCGAAGCTCTGGGTCATGCAGCCCGAGGTGGTGCGGCTGCCGACCAACGCCACCGCCTCCACGGCCGTGCCGCCCTACACGCCTGGCCCGTCGCTCCGGGACGCGACGCCGAACGTCATCACGCGGTCGAGCTCGGCCCCGTCGGGCCCCAACCCTGGCGACATCTGGGTCCAGCTGGACAGCAACGGCCGGACGACGGGCACGGCCACCTGGAACGGCTCGTCTTGGCTCACCGTCGCCACGTCGAACAACATCACGAGGTCCGCGACAGCTCCTAGCACGCCCACGGTGGGCGATATCTGGGTGCAGCTGGATGCGAACAGCCGTGTCACCGGCTTCGCCACCTGGAACGGCAGCGCATGGGTGGTCTCGGGGACCACCAACATCATCACCACCTCGGCGACGGCGCCGTCCACGCCGACCACCGGGGATATCTGGGTTCAGCTCGATTCGAACGGGCGCATCACTGGTTCGGCGACTTGGAACGGCAGCGCCTGGCTGACGGCTTCGACCAGCAACAACATCACGAGGTCGACCACGGCGCCCAGCACCCCGACGACGGGGGACATCTGGGTGGTGCTGGACACCAACTCCCGGGTGACGGGCTTCCAGACCTGGAACGGCTCGGCCTGGGTCTCGACCTCGACGGTCAACAACGTCACCCGGTCCATCACCGCTCCGTCGAGCCCGGTCGCCGGCGACGTCTGGGTCCAGCTCGACAGCAACTCCCGGGTCACCGGCGTGGCGACATGGAACGGGACCTCGTGGGTCCAGACCGCGACCAACAACAACGTCACCCAGTCCTCGACGGCGCCGAGCACGCCGACGGTCAACGATGTCTGGATCCAGCTCTCAGGTACGACGCCTATCGGCGTCTACGTCTGGAGCGGAACCGCCTGGGTGCTGGCGGGCACTCAGCCGAACCAGAACCTCCTGTTCAACTCGACGGGCCAGATCAACGACCTGACCGGGTGGACGAACGACGCCACCTCGCACTTCGTGCCCGCCTTCGACAGCCAGAAGGGGTGGGGCTTCCTCTGGAGCTTCGGCGCCGCGTCGACCTTCAACGCGATGCACTTCTTCTCCGACCCGGTGGGGAGCGCCATCGGATCCGGGGTCACCTTCACGATCCAGGCGATCTGCGACTTCGTCGCCCGCTCCAGCGGCAGCATCGACCTGACCCTGGCCTGCTACAACTCCAGCGACACGTTCCTCGGCAACGCCTCCGGCTCCATTGCGATGACCGGGGGCTTCGTCTCCGGGCAGTTCACGACGATCGCGAGCACCGACCACGTCCGCGTGTTCTTCACGATGGACAATCTGGTCACGTCCTCCTCCAGCTCCTCGGCCTTCATCTACAAGATCATGCTGGAGAAGGGCTCGCAGGCCTCGCCGTGGAATGACGCCGCGACGAACCTTCCGGCCCTGATCGACCCGAGCTCCACCAAGCGCGTGAAGGCCACTGGCTCGATCCCTCCGAGCGTCCCGGCGCAGTCCTTCACCTACAGCTCGACGACCAGCTCGATCACCATCTCATGGTCCACGATCACCATGTATCGCTCCGATGGCACGACGGTGACCATCAGCAGCGGCAGCCTGGCGATCAGCTCCCTCTCGGCGGGGACCACGTACAAGGTCTATCCCTACGCGACCGACACCGGCGGCTCCGGGCCGCTCACCCTCGGCTGGGCCACGGGCGGCAACGGGGTCGGCTCCCCCGCCGACGCCTACCCATCGGCCGACGCCTTCGGGGCGTCGCAGATGTATCTGCAGAACCGGATCCCGCTGAACGGCTTCTCGGTGGCCACCACGTCGTCGGGCACCGGCGGCGGCGGCGGCGGCGGCCTCGGCTGCCTCCATCCGGACCAGCTGGTCGGCAACCGCCGCGCCGCCGAACTCGCCGTGGGCGATGTCGTCAAGTCGCCGGCTGGTCATACCCGGATCCGGCACCTAACGCGCAAGGCCTGCTCGGAGTGGTTCGCCGTGCAGGTCGATGGCGGCGGCGAGCCTGTCGTCGTCACGGCGGAACACCGCTTCCTGCTGGCGGCCGGCGGCGAGGTCCGCGCCAAGGACCTTCGTCTCGGCCAGCTGCTCGCCACCTCCGGCGACCATGCCGAGGTCACCGGTCTGTGGCTCCTGAAGGACCTGGCCGACCTGGTCTGCATCGAGCTGGAGGCGCCGCACCTCTACTTCGTCGGGCCACGCGAACTGCTCTGCCACAACCCGAAGCCCTGAGGACCGGATGAGGCGCTACTTCATCGTCGCCGACGCGGACATGCCAGCGCTGGAGGACAACTTCGGCCACTGGCATGCCATCCACCTCGGCAGCCACGGCAAGGCCGGGAAGGGGCACAACCTCGTCACCCTGGTCGACGAACACGTCGCGGCGCCGGCGACCTGGAAGCCGATGCCGAAGCTGATCGATGCCCGCACCGCGATCAAGGCGAAGATCGACCACACCAAGCTCGCGGACCTCGGCCTGACCGGCGACGAGACCATGCTCGAGGCGGCCGAGAGGCTGGCCGAAATCCATCCCCTGATGAGCCACTGAGGCGACGGAGGCCGCATGTACGCGCGCGACGACACGCCGTTGCCGCCGATCCTCACGGATGGCGTCTGGACGGTCCCCTTCGAGTTCTTCGGCGCCAGCACCGCCACGCCGCTGGACCAGACCGGGACGACTTGGTCGCTGGTCTTCGCGCCGAAGGGGCGGAGCCAGCCGGCGGCCGCTGATGTCCATGAGATGACCACGGCCGTGAACGGCGGCATCACCGTCTCCGGGAACACTGTCACGGTCTCCAACGCGACGTGGACCGGCTGGGCGCCCGGCGTCTATCAGGTCGAGCTGCGGCAGACGAACCTCGCCAGCCCGGAGCCGATCTACGTCGGGACCGTCACCGTCGCTCGTGGCCTGTCCGACCTACCGAGCCTCGGCGGCGGTTCCGTGCTCCCCAGCACTGCTGGGGCCGCGGTGCAGCTGTTCAACGGACCGACCGCGGTGCAGATCGTGCGCGGCGAGGCGGCCGGGGCAGCACTTGCGGCGGAGCAGAGCGCAGCGGCGGCGGCAGCCAGCGCCACGGATGCTGCCGGCTCGGCGACCTCGGCGGCGAGCGACGCGGCGGCGGCCCATGCGGACCGGCTCCAGGCGGACGCCGACGTGGCCTCGGCCAGCGCCGCCGCCACCCAGACCGCGGCGGACCGGGTCCAAACCGGCGCGGATCGCACCCAGACTGGCCAGGACGCGGCGGCGACGGCGGCCGACCGGACGGCGGTCCACGCTGACAAGCTGGCGGCCGACACGGACGCGACGGACGCCGCCGGCTCCGCCACGGCCGCGGCGGGCTCCGCGACCGCGGCCTCCGGGTCCGCCACCCTCGCCCAGCAATGGGCGTCCCAGACCGGCTCCCAGGTCGCGGCGACCGACTACTCCGCCAAGGAATGGTCGATCGGGACCACGCTGCGCGGCGTCGCCGGCGGGGGCTCGGCGAAGGACTGGGCGTCCTACATGGGCGGGACCGTGGACGACACGTCCAAGTCGGCCAAGGCTTACGCCTCCGACGCCTCCGGCTCGGCGACCACGGCCACGACCCAGGCCGGAATCGCGGCCACCCAGGCGACCAACGCCGCCGCCTCCGCCACGGCCGCCGCGTCGTCGGCCGCCTCGGCGAACGTCAACGACACGGCGGGCGCGGCGCTGATCCTGGAGCGGGCGGCGACGCAGGACCCGAGCGCGACGCTCGCGCAGGCCGCCGCCACGGTGCAGCGCGGCGTCGAGAACCGCCCGGCCGCGTCGTCGGGCGCGGCCTACTTCCGGCGGGGTTTGTTGGCCTCGTCCAACCTGACCGCGGTCGCCAGCTTCACCCGCGCCACCACGGCGACGGCGACCGATCAGAGCGGGAACGTCTCCTCGGTCGCCTCCGGCGCGCCGCGGGTCACGACGGCGGGCTATCTCTCCGAGGAGGCGCGGACCAACCTCGCGCTTCAGTCGCAGGCGTTCGACAACGCCGCCTGGACGAAAAGCGGCGTGACCGTGACGGCGAACGCCACGACGGCCCCCGACGGCACGGCGACGGGCGACTTGCTGACCGCGATCGCGGGCAACTCGGCCCACAACGTCACCCAGGCGGGGAACGTCCTGGCGAGCGCGACGAACGTCTCCGTGGCCTTCGACTTCAAGAAGGGGACCCACGGCTTCGCCTTCATCGACCTTGTGGCGTCGGGCAACAACTACGCCGCGGCCGTGTTCGACGTGGGGGCGGGGGCTCTGGGCGAAACGAGCGTCGGGTCAGGGTCGGGCGCTGTCGTAAGCCGCACGATCGAGCCGTCGCCGGTCGGGAGCGGCTGGTATCGCTGCACCCTGGTCGCCAATGTCACCGGGGCCAATCCGACGATCATCGCCGGCCTTGCGGGCGCCGCTTCGGGCAACATCTTCAACAGCAGCGGCCAACCCATCTGGACCGCGGCGGGAACCGAGACGCTCTCCCTCTGGCAGGCGGACGAACAGGCCGGAGGCTTCCCGACCTCCCGCATCCCGACCACCACGGCCACCGTCACCCGCAACCCCGACGTGGCGACGGAGACCGTCAACATCGCGGTCGGGCAGGCGTTCACCGTCACGGGGAAGTTCATCCTCCCGCTGGCGCCCGCCAACTCCTACCGGGTGTTCCAGCTTGCCGCCGCGGCAAACACCAACGACCTCTTGGAGCTTTACACCACAGGCTCCGCGCTAGGGGTCGCGTCCACCACCAACAGCCAATTCGCCCAGCTTCAGGCGAGTTGGGCTTCGCTCGGGATCGCCGGCGGCCAGCCGGTCGGCTTCGCGATCAGTGTCAACGGCGACGCCGTGACGTTCAGCTTCAACGGGCAGGCGGCGCAGAGCTTCACCTCGGCGGGAGGTGCGCTGGCGCAGGCGCTTACGCGTCTAGGCCTCGGCTGCCGTCTGCAAGGCGACCTCCAACTCAACTCGACCTTGCGCGAGCTGAACGTCCTCATGCGCGCCATGAGCGCGGCGGAGGTGCAGACCGCCTCCGACGTGAGCCTTGAGCGCTCTTACGACTTCACGACGCAGACCTACAAGTATCTCGGGCAGCAATACGGGACGATCGCCGAGCTTCCGGGGACGACGTTCAGCCGGGCGACGACCGCCAATGTGCTGACCAGCGCCGGGTTCCTCCTGGCGGTCGCCAGCGGGGCGCTGCGCGTCTCCGACGCCGGCCTGACGGTCGAACCCACACGCACGAACCTGTTCCTCAACTCGACCGCGCCCGCGACGCAGACGATCACCCTCTCCGCGACGGGCAACTACGCGATCAGCGTCTTGGGCTCCGGCTCGGCGACCGTCGCGGCCGGGACGGCGACGATCACCGGGGCGGGCGCGGCCACGGCCGCCGCGCCGCTGATCATCAACTGCACGGCGACGGGCACGATCACGGTGACCGTCGCGGGGGGGCCGACGCGCGTGCAGGTGGAAGCGGGCGGCTCAACCACGACGCCGATCGACACGGCAGGGGCGCCGGTGCAGCGCAACGCCGACGTGCTGACGTCCGCGGAGGCGAACCCGGCGAGCTTCAGCGTGCAATGCGAGGTGACGATCCCGGCGTCCACCCGCAGCGCGGCCGCCGCGTGGCGGTGGGACAACGCCACCAACACCGACATCGTAGCGCTGATCTACGACCGCGCCTCGGGACACCTGTTCCTTCAGGTCTATGTGGGGAACGTGCAGCAGGCGAACCTGGACCTCGGCGCGGTCGCCGCAGGAAGCACCTACAAGATCGCCGCGGCGGTCGCCCTCAACGACGTGGCGGCCTCCGTGAACGGGGCGGCCTGCGTCACGAAATCGGCAAGCGTGGCCCTGCCGTCGCTGGCCAACTTCTGGATCGGCACGGCCAACGGAACCGGCCTCGAATGGGGTCCCGGCATCCGCAAGCTGAAGCGCTGGCGCGGTCGGCGCACCAACGCGCAACTCCAAGCCGACGCCACCTGATCGCCCTCAAGTTCGGGAGCTTAGCCCATGATCTCCGACGCCTTCGTTTGCTTCGACTACAGCGCCACGCCGACCCTGACCGACGACGGCCACGGCGGGACCTATCCCGCCTATCCGCCGCTCGCCGGCGTGTTCGCGATCACCGACCTGGCGACCTTCGCGCGCTCGTCGGACGCGCTTTCGCCCTACCGGGTGACGCAGGTCCCGGCCCAGCACGTCCTGGGCGGCGACGACCCGGCGAACCCGACGCTCACCGTCACCCTGCAATTCCCCGATCAGGCGACGTTCGACGCCGTGACGGGGCCGGTCAACGCCCTGCCGCCGATCGCCTATTCGCCGAGCGACCCGGCCCCGCAGCCGGCGAACCCGCGGGTGATCAGCCTCCTGGACTTCAAGCTCCGTATCCCGGCGGCGAAGGCGATGGCGATCCTCGCCGCGCGCACCACGGATCCGGAGATCGCCTACGCCGACGAGCTGATCAACTCGGTCGGGGGTCCGAACGGGCCCGTGGTGAACTTGGATGATCCGCTGGTGCGCCAGTACGTCGGTGACCTCGTTCTGAAGGGCTACCTGACCGCGGACGATCAGGCCGCGATCCTTGCGTAGCCTGCTCCTGAGCCTGGCGGCGGTCGCGATGGCCAGCTGCGGCTCCCCGACGACGCCGCACCGGACAGGCCCGGTCATCTCGGCCCCATGGCCACAGATCGGCGACCAATGCCGCGCGCAACCGACGTTCCCGGGCTGCCGTGGACGCTGACGCGATCTGCCGCCTCGATGCGCAGGCGAGGGCAGGGTTCACCTATCTCGCCGACCCTGTCGGAGATGACAGGTGGCGCAGCCATGCAGACGAGGCCCTGGCCGGCCGGCCTTGGAGTGGTGATTGCGACGATCTCGCCAGCACCGCGCTGGACCTTCTGTTCCGGGCCGGGGCCTCGCTCTCGAACCTCTATCGTCTCGAAGTCGATGCCGGCTCTGGCAGGATCGACCACATGATCGCCTGCACCTGGGACGACGCGGGCTTGGCCTGGATCGTCGGAGACACCTTCAAGGCCGCCTATCCGGCCGGGCAGTGTCCGCACCGGCCGGTCCAGTATCAGAGCCTCGACGCCACCGCCGTCACGCACCAAGGCGCGCCCTGGGCCTGACCCTTTCGCCCGGCGCAAGGTAGCCGCCGACGGCCCGATCCTTGGGCCATGAGCGCCCCACCCAATCCGCACGGCCCTGGCCGCCCCGAACCTGCGGGCATGACCAGATCCGACCTCATCCTGATCCTGAGCCGCCCGACAGAGGCGGCCTTCTTCCGCATCATCGAGAAGGGCGATCTCCCTATGTCCGAGCCTGTCACGGGCGCGCCTCCGGCCGCGCCGACGCCGCCTACTGCCGGCCCCCCGGCCTCAGTCCCGACGCCTAGCAGGCTCGACGCGATCCTCGTCGTGGGCGTGCTGTTCATCGTCGGCTTCGTGCTCTGGCGGCTCCTCGCGGCCGACCTGAAGCTCACGCTGCCGATCGTCGCCAGCATCGTCTCCGCGCTGATCTCAGCGGTAATCGCCGGCTACGCCGGCTACCGCTGGGGTGCATCGGAGGCCCTGAAGAAGGCCGCGGCCCAATGAACGCCGCGGCCCACGGCTGGGGGTGGGCCGAAACCATCGCGTTCGGGGGCCTGCTCGTGATGGTCATCTCCATCGCCGGCGGAACGATCCTTCATGCCGTGAAGACCGCCTACAAGTTCGGTGAGCATGCGCAGCGCATGAAGCAGGCCGAGGAGCACATCAAGGGGCTCCAGGAGAGCGAGGATAAGGCCGAGGCGTACCGCACCGAGATGGCGGTCCTGCGCACCCTCGTCACGGGCATGCAGGGCGAGCTGAAGGGCTTCGGTGAGGCCGTAACCAAGCGGATCGAGCAGCTCGACCACGATCTCCGCAACCTGCTCACCGGGCGGGTCAAGCCGGCGACCCGCACGCGCGACGGCGACTGACCGGTGACCCTCGCCCTGATCACCCGCCAGGACCCCGTCGCGGGGTTCTCGATCGCGAAGACGCTCCCGCTCGAGGGCGGCCTCGTCGACAACCCCAAGGACCCGGGTGGCCTGACGAACTTCGGTGTCTCGCTGCGCTGGGCGATCGCCGAAGCGAAGCTCGAGCCGAGCGAAGCCCGCTGGCTGGACGCCGACCACGACGGCCACATCACTCGCAAGGACATCGCCGGGCTGACCAAGGACCAGGCGGCGGACATCTACTTCGAGTGCTGGTGGCTTCGCGGCTGGTACGGCCGCCTCGCCCCGCAGATGGTCGCATGGAAGTGCTTCGACATCGCGGTGAACACCGGGCCGAAGCGCGCCGCGATCATCCTGCAGCGGGCGCTGGGCGACCTGAAGGTCGACGTCGGCCGGGTCTCCGGCGTGAACGACACCATCGTCGCCGCTGTGCAGGCTCAGGCGAAGGCTGACGGCGGCGCCAAGCTCCTCGCCGCCCTGCGGGCGGAGCAGGCGGCCTTCTACACTCGCATCTGCGTCCTTCAGCCCGAGCTCGTCACCTTCAAGAAGGGGTGGCTGGTCCGCGCCGCCCTTTGATGCCCGCCTGGTGGGGCGACCTCTTCTGGCTAGCCGCCGGCTGCGTCGCCGTCGCGGCTGCCGGCCTCGCGCTCAAGTCCTTCCTCCGTCCCATGAAAGGCCGATGACGCCCATGGAAGCCGCGATCCGCGCCGTATGCCGCCACATCGGGGCCGACCCGGACACGTGGCGCGGTTTCGAGGGGATCGGGCGCGTCGCCCTCGAGGCGCTCTTCGAGACGCTGCCGACCGAGCTCGCCGAGCAGCTCCGCTTGCACGTCTTCCCCACCGACTGATCCGGAGACATCGCCATGCTTCTCGCCCTCGCGGCGGCTGCGGCCGTCAGCGCGTCGTCGCCTGCCTCGTACGTCGCTCCGGACGGCCGGACCTATGACCAGTTGGTCGCCGCCCACGTCCTGCCGGATGGCGCGCACCCGGGCGTGATCAACTCGGCGGTGACCGACGCCACGATCAAGACGACGATCTGCGTCCACGGCTGGACGGCCACGGTGCGGCCCAAGACCAGCTACACCGACAAGCTCCGGAACGCCCTGACCCCGGCCGGCCACAAGCCGCTCGACGGGGAGCTCGATCACCGTCTCTCGATCGAGGACGGCGGCCATCCTTCCGACCCAGCCAACCTTTGGTGGATGATCTACGCCGACCGCTACGGCGCCCGGGTCAAGGACGTGTTGGAGACCAAGCTTTCCCGCGCGGTCTGCAAGGGCACGATCAGCCTTGAGGAGGCGAGGGCGGCGCTCCTCGGCAACTGGCTGGTCGCCTATGAAAAGTACGTCGGACCTCTGCCGGGTGAGCCCGAGAAGGCCTCCCCGGCGCCGGGTGTGCGGGACGACCTCACCCCCACCCCCGCCGAGTAGGAGCCGCCATGCGCCTCATGGACCTAGAGCCGCGCTGGTACGCCACCTACGGCGGTGGGCGTCTCGGCTTCAGCTTCAACTGCCCGCATTGCCCAAGCACCGGCCAGCGCCTCGCCATCGCCGTCCACCTCGACGGCACGGCCTTGGACGATGACCCGAACACGCTGCAGGTCTTCCGCGATGGCGAGCACGTCTGGACGGTCGCCGGCGGCAGCAGCTTCGCCGACGTGAGCCTGACGCCTTCGGTGGACGCGAGCGAAGCGGGTCACTGGCACGGCTTCATCACGAACGGCGAGATCCGCTGATGGCCCCGCGGAAAGCCGGTCCAACTAAGCGCGAGAAGTCCTGCTATCTGGGGCCGCCGACGCTGTTTCGGCTGAGTCAGGCGTTGTGGTTCGTGAACCGCGCTTTCGATGAGCACTGCTACCTCGTGGGCTCTGCTCTCCAGCGGCCGGACTTCCGAGATGTCGACGTCCGGATGATCATGGGCGACGCCAAGTTCGAGCTCCTGTTCGGAACCAGCGGCGATAGCCAACTGACGACCTTCTGGCAGCTCCTCTGCACATCGATCAGCCTTTACCTGCGTGAGCAGACTGGCGGTCTGCCTGTCGACTTCCAGATCCAGTCGATGAGCCACGCAAACAAGAGGTATCCCGGCAAGGAAAACCCTCGCCACCCGCTCGGCATGTACGTCACCGACCCGCCGCCGGCGTGGGAGAAGCTCGCCTGGCACCTCGGCCCCGCCCGGATCGTGCAGACCCGGAAGCGGAAAACCTGATCCCCGCCCGGGGGATGACCGGGCTCAGCCTAAGGACTATCCAATGCTCAAGCTCCTCCTGGCCGCTCTCGCGGTCCTGGTGGTCGCCCTCGCGCTGCTGACCTTCAACGGCCAGTTCGCGCTGGTCGCGGTCGCCCATCCCATCCACTTCCTCGCGGCGATCGCGCTGGCCATCCTGGTGCTCAGCCTGATCGCGCTCCGGCCGGACCAGCGCCGACGCGTGCTCCGCTTCATCCTGCCGGCGATCGCGATGGTGGGCGTCGCGGTCGGCGCCGCCGGCTGTTCCAGCCTGGGCCAGCAAGGCTCGGCCGACCTGCTGAAGCAGCTCGACCAGAACTTCGCCCAGTGCGACCGGCACATCACGTTTCAGGCCGGAGTTGGGGTTGTCACACCGGGGGCGGCGGTCAGCGGTTCGGTTGACTGTAAGGGCAATGGCCTGGCCACGCCCTCGACCGTGCCTCCCCTGAGCCCGCTGGCGCCGGCGCAGCCTGCCTCGGCGACCGCCCCCGGCAAGTAGGCCGATGGGCATCCTGACCACGCGTGGGAGGCTCGCTGTCGTGGCGGGCCTCCTCGCGGTCCTGGCGTTGGCGTTCGCCTGCCACGCGCGGGCGGCAACCTTCAGCGGGAAGTTCGAGCTCGTCCCGCTCTTCGCCGATTGCAAGGACAAGGCGGGGAAGGCGGTCGCGAAGACCCGTTGCCCCGTCCTCCGCAACGGCCATCAGTACTACGCCGCCCGCAACCCGGTCTCGCTGAAGACCGACGCCGGCGAGACGGTGACGTTCTTCGCCGGCCAGCGGACCGACCTCGCCTCTATCCCGCAACCGGTCTGGTGGGTCCTCCCGCCCGACGGACCGTGGGCCGAGGTGGCGCTCCCCCATGACGCCTGCTACCGGACGAAGGGGACGTTCCAGTGGTACGCGCACCTCGGCCGGACCAGAGCCAAGCCATACACCCGAGCCGAGTGCGACGAGATCCTCCGCGAGGGCATGGTCGCCCTGCAGGTTCCGACCTGGAAGCGGGTGGTGATCTTCGAAGCCGTGCGCGGCTTCGGCGGCTCCGGATGGGGCCACTAGAACCGGCGCAACATCCTCCCCCACAGGCGCGCCGCACCTGGGCCCTGCAGCCTCGCGCTGCGGGGTCCTTTTCGTTCCATAGGGTGTCAGAGCCTCGCGCGGGCTCGAACCCCGCCACGAGACCCTGGAACCTACGGAGGCGGCCATGTAACGGCCTCACCGGCGCGCACATCAGCGGACAGCACAAAGGCCCTCCGGTTGCGCCGCCGGGGGGCCTTTTTCGTTTCCGCAGCCGGAGCTACGGTCCAGCCATGACGCCAGCGCTCGCCGAACTGCTCCACCATCACCGCCGGACCGTAGCCGAGCTGCGACAACAGCTGGAGGTGCTCCAGGGCGGCGCCTTCCGCACCCGTGAGGGCGACCGCGACACGACGGCCGACAGCATCGCCCGGACCGAGGAGCAGATCGCGCGCCTCAAGGCGGTGATCGCCAAGCATGACCCGGATGGCCTTACCGAGCTGGTCTGAACCTGCGCAGGATCCGCGCGTTGAACGGGTGCGGCGGTCCCATCCCCCCAAACCCGACCAGCCGCGAACGACACCGCCAAGCCCTCGGTCCCATCAGGCCGGGGGCTTTTGCGTTCGAGGCGCCAGCGGCCGTACCCTCCGGGTCCAGCTCTCGACCTCTCGCTCCGACATTGGCCAGTAGAGCAGGGCGGCGCCGGCGTGGACGCCCAACAGCCGGCCATTGAAATGCCTCGCGTCCTTGGGCGGGCATGCCGCGACCCGGATGGGGACTGAAAGGTCGATCAGCGCCGGAGGGTTCGCATTCCCGGTCACGCGCTCGGCCAGATCCTTCATCCGCCGCCAGTCCTGGTCGCTGAAGCCGAAGCTCTTCAGCCAGGCCGCATGGCGCTCGCGCTTCTGCGCATCGGTCATGATGTCGTCCATCCCGCCGCCTCCGCGAACGGCCGCCGAACATCATCTCGGGACTATTTCGGGACTTCCAGGGGGCTGCTTCGGGGGTTTTTCCGGTTCGTTCTCCGGCCGTCGATCCTGGCCGCGTCGACCCCGCACGTAAAACCCGTGCAGGATCAACGCGCTGGCGGACAGGGTGGGATTCGAACCCACGGTGCGCTTGCACGCACGGCGGTTTTCAAGACCTTAGGGCGCCTGCACCTAAGTCCCCGCCGCCACTACGCTTTCTTCTTCTCCGGGGTCGGCGCTTCGGGACTATTCCGGGGAATGTCGTCTTCCAGGGCCGCCCGAAGGTCACCGATCAGGACGTGGGCATAGCGCTGCGAACTGGCGATCGTGGCATGCCCGAGCAGCTGCTGGACGGCCTTCAGGTTCTTGGTCTTGCGCAGCATGGCCGAGCCGGCATGGTGGCGCGCGCCATGGATGCGCCGCTCGCCCTGAACGCCGCCGGCGTCCGCCGCCTTGCGCACCCGGTACTCCAGCTGGCCGTAGGTGAGGGGGATCAGCTTGCCGGCCTTCTCGTCGAACCAGAGGTGCGGTAGGCCTGCGGCGACCGCCCGGCCGGCGAGGGCGGCCAGCTGCCGCGCGTGGCGCTCTACGATCGGCAGGTAGAGCACGACGTCCTTCTTGCGGCCCTTCTGGAGCTTCAGGACGGCGCCGTCGTCGGTCTCCGGCATGAAGGCGCCGGGCTCGAAGAACAACTCCCCGAACCGCAGGCCATAGGTGAGGATCATCTCGACGGCCAGGCGCACGTTCTCGGCCTCGCAGGCGTCAACCCAGGATCCGCGCTCCCGAGCGCTGTAGGTCCGCACGAGCTCGCGCGGCTCGGTCAGGCGCAGCTCGCGCCAATCGATCTCCGGGAGCCCGTGCTGCGAGTTCTTCGGCGTCCAGTGGGTCCGGGCGCGGCGCAGGATCGGCCGCAGGGTGTCAATCACGTCCCGGTTCACCGTGGCGGCCGTCGGCGCATACTCCTTGACGGGGCCCTTGTCGCGGTCCCGCTTGCGCGCCTTCGCCTTCATGGCGTCGGTCTGATCGCCCCGGCGCTTCGTGTAGGTCATCCCGCGCCGCTTCTCGATGGCCTCTGCGACCTTCGCCTGGTGGATGTCCGCGAGCTTGGTGGTCTTGCCGATCAGGATCAGAAGCACCTCGATCCGGCGTTCCACATCGTCCGCATCGCCGCGGTGCTTGCCCTTCTCCTCCCAGTAGCGGCCCGCGGCGGCGTCGAAGGTCATCTGGGCTACCGAGCCGAACTGGCCGCTGGCGACCTCGTTGCGCTTGGTCCGCTCTACGCCCTCGGCCGCGCGCCTCGTCATCACGCCCGTCGAGCCGTGGTAGCGCGTGCCGGCGACGACGAAGTCGAACTGCCAGATGCGGCTGTTGCGGGGCTTGTAGACGCTCACGAGGTCACCGGCGCCGGCCGCGGCGCTCCGAGAAGTTGACGTGCCGCACGTTGCTCGCGGGCTTGGCCCTCGGCTTCGGTTCGGGGCGGGCGCATTCCAGGTCAGGCCCTTCGATCAGGTAGGCGCGCAGATCCCGCTCGGTGTAGCCGCGGTGCTTCGTGCCCTTCGGGACCGACCGCAGGATCCGCGCCGCAGTCAGGGCTTCGACGGTCTTCTCGTCAAGCCCGAGCAGCCGGGCCGCGACGCCGATGCCCACGATGGCGCGCTCGGCGAACTCCGCCTGGAAGCGCGCCTCCGTCACGGGACCGAGGGCAGGGTCGCGGGCTTCGCTCATCGCTGCTGCGGCCGCGGAAAGTCAGGGACGTCCACGCCCCGCAGTGACAGGTAGGCCCCGATGGCCTCCTCGTACGAAAGCAGGGTCACGGTCGTCGAGCAGCCGATGATGGCGGCCATCGCTTCCTCGTGGCTCAGCCAGCGCCGCGCGCCGCCAGGCGCGATCGGGAGGCACCCTAGGCGCTCGGCGCGCTCCCGCGCTTCGATCCGGTCCAGCGCCATCGTCAGCCCTCCGCCTCGTCGTCAGCGGCCGCCAGCCCGATCTGCATCCCGGCCGCGAGCTGCTGCGTCAGCCCGGTCAGGGCCCGGAGCCGCTCGTCGAAGGAAAAAGCCTGCAGGTTCTCCCCGATCTCCAGGGCCATGCCGTTGGCCAGGGCGGCGACCGCGGCCGTGAAGACGCCAGGTCGGGCGCTCACCTCACGGAGCAGCACACCGAACATGAGGCGCACGACGCGCCGGCCGACGAGGTTGATCAGCGCGATCCGCCGTCGCTCGTCGGCCATGGTCGTGGAACCCAGCCCGGTCTTGAGACCAGGGTTCTCGGCGAGCTCCTGCGCTTGGGCCAGCATCCAGAACCGGGCCGCGGCATTGACCTGCGCGTTCGCCTCCAGCTCCTCCTTGAGCGACTGTGGCGTCTTGTGGCCGTTGATCATGAGGGCTCCAGTTCCAGGATCTGTTCCAGTGTGAGGTCCGGCCGCGCCGGACGCTGGTGCCGGGTGTCGGCAAAGCTGAGCCCCTGCTTGGCTGCATACTTTGAGAGGCCGCCGTAGGGGCGACGGAGGGCGACGGCGACATCCTTGAGCCGGAGCTGGTGGCGGCAGGCGATTGCGACGGCACGCTTGTCCAGCTCGGAGAAGACCGCGCGATCGACGAGCCCGAGCCTGTTCGCCCGGCTGTAGATTGCCCGAATCGGCCGTCCCAGTTCGGCGGCAATCTCCTTCGGACGGACCTTGCCGTAGGTCTCGCGCAGCCGCGCTTCTTCCGCCTCGGTCCAATCCGGACCCTGCCGGAATCCGTTCGGCCTGGCGTGGGTGCCTCGGATACCGAGGAAGCTGGCGCGATGCGCCATCGAGGTCTTGGTGCGCCCAAGACGCTCTAGGAGGGGCGTCAGGCTTGCACCGTCCTGATAGGCGCGACGGAGCAGTTCGTCTTCATCGGGGTTCCAGGGCCTGCCCCAGCCGCGGCCGTATCCGGTCTTCCAGAGCTGGCCTTTGAGAGCGCTGAGCGTCCGCCGCGGGAAGCCTTCAGACACCAGCATCTCGATGATCCGGAGATAGCGGACGCCTTGGTGGGCCAGCTCGACCATCCGGCCGACCTCATCCTCCGACCAGTCCGGAGGCGTCGTGGCGTGTCGCAGGCTCAAGTTGTGGGCCTTGTCGCGGACACCGGACACCGGCCGACCGATCAGCACCGCGATCTGAGCGACAGGAACGCCGGAGCTGAACCCGGCCCTAAGTTGGGCGAGTTCCCACTCCGTCCATGGCAGCGCGGAAGGCTCAGAGAGACCGAGCAGGGCGGCCCTCGAATAGACAGCGCAGACGCCTCGCCCGAGGTCCTGGGCGATGGTCGCGGCCGTCTCGGAACCGTAGCGCTGGGCCAGCTCGGCGTCCTCGAGCTCGGACCAGGGTCGCTGCGAATTTCGGCGCAGGGCCAGCTCGTAGATCTTGTGCCGGACGCCCTGGAAGGGACGGCCGAGGGCTGCGGCTATTTCCGCGATAGGTTCATCGGCTTCGAAAAGGCGTCGGAGCGTCTCGACCTGGTCCGCCGACCAGGCGTCTCTCCGGTACGCGATCTCGCGCAGCGGAGCCGGAGCCGGCGGGACGTATGGCGCAAGCTCGACGATGTCGGCTCCGAGCTCCATCAGGCCAACCCCACCACAGGGCAGTCGGAGGCGCGGAGTCGAAGCCGTGCGGAGAGCCGGGCGATGCGGCCGTCGCCTCTCGGCATCGTATCCACGGCGCCCAGGATCGCGAGGAGATCGAGTCCGGCGTCGATATCAGCAGCTTCGACGCCGAGATGCCCGGCCAGGTCGGCTGCCGTCGTCGCATTGGGCGCGATCTTGCGCAGCGCCTCCACGATCCGAACCGCAGCTGCAGCGGCAGGGTCCATGAGGAAGGCGTCGAGCTGATGCCGACCGGGTCCTCGGGCCAGTTCTCGCCTGGACTGCTGTGGCGTCTCCCTGAGCGCTTCGAGGGCCAGCAGTTCGGAGGCTTCTTCGGAAGTCGTGTCTGACGGCCCGACGAGGTCTGGCGTCGCTCCGAGGTGGCGGGTGACTGTAGCCCCGATCTTGCCAAGGATCGGACGCCTGCTCAGGGCAGGTCCGAAGGCGTAGAACTCGCCGGGGCTGAGGTGACGGAGCTGGTCGGCGTCGGCGCCGCTGAACCCGAGGAACTCGCCGGCCCTGGCGACGTCACGGTCAAAGACGCTGAGACCGATGAGGACGTTGTGGAGCTCGGAGGTCACGGACCCGGCGAGCTTCGACAGCTTCTGGGTCGCGATGACCGGCGCGATCCCGCGCTTCCGACCCCGGGAACAGAGGTCGGTCAGGGCCGCGACGCCGAGCCTGCGTGTCTCCGCATCCCGCGCAGAAGCAGCGAGGTTCGGAGCCAGGAGGTGGGCTTCATCGATGCATATCAGGACGGTGTTGGCCCAGTCCTCGCGCGGCGCCGAGACCAGGCCTGCGAAGAACGCCGCGGCCTTCGCGATCCGCTCGTCCGGAGCCAGGTCGGTGAGGTCGAGATGGAGACTGATCCGGTGATGCTTCGCCCGCGTCGCCGCGGCCGTCAGTCCGTCTGCGGCCAGCTCCGCCCCGCGGATCGTCGTCGCCCCGATATGCTCGGCGAGGTTCCCGAACTCCCCGTCGGGATCGACGATCATGGTGGTGACGTACTCGAACGCCTCTTCGATGATCTTGCGCAGCGCCGAGCTCTTGCCGGCGCCGGAGCTGCCCTGGACAAGCAGGCGTCCGGCGAGAAGCCGTTCCAGGTTGAGGTAGAGCGTGCCGCCGCCTCCGCCCTGGATCGATCCGATCTCCAGGCTCGCCGCTTGACCGGCATGCTCTGCCTCAGCCTCCAGGGTGGCGGCGCGCTGGGCCAGGTGGTCGGTGAGGCGAGCGACGGTGCTCATTGCAGCGTCCTTCCGACCTGTTCCTGGACTTCCTCAGCCACGAAGCCGGCATGTTTCGACGCCATGTGGCGCTGCAGGTTGACGAAGGTCCGGTTGCAGCAGGGACAGACGCCGTTCGCGACCCGGTTCTTCATCCTGGTGGTGACGCCGCGCTGAGCGGCGAGCCGCCGCTCCAGG